TTCCCAAATATGCGAAACTTTTTTATAGATTTCACTCATCATATGCCCGCCGAGCAGCGGGCTTTTTTGATTCGGTAAAAATTCAAAAATATTTCCGAACATACTTGTTCGGAATAAACTAATTTTACTATATTTACTCAACATAAAAATAACTATGAGACTTATTACAATTCAAAACTTAAAAGCAGTACAGAATAGGCTTAGCAATCTTAATATATCTGCTGAGATTGCAGTTGTTCGTGCCGAAACTCCGGGTGAATACCACTGCATTGTTTTAGAAGGGGATAACTTCGAACTCGCGATGGCTAACCTTGTATCCGTACGTAAAATGCTGACTAATCTTCCCTCGAATGCTGGACTGGTGTTAGAAATCGGGTTCGCCGGCTTACAAGATAAAGAATACCCAATTATAGAAATTAGGCCTCGTTTTAGTTATTTGTTGGAAAGTGAAAGGGAAGCACTCGGCCTGAATACCTCATATTATGACGGCTACAATTTGCAGAGCGATATTGCCGGTGAGGAAGATGGAGAGGTATTATTTTTCAACGATAAGAACGAACTGGAAGTTATAAACCAAGTCCTTGCCAAAGGAGGTAGGGCTGAAAAGCACTATCTAGTCTCAGGTGGTGGCTTTTTCAAGCTGAAAAACTAAAAATTATGCCCCGAACCCTTGATATTGATTTGATGTTAAATTACCTCCGCGAAAATCGCCATTTACTGGACATTTCAGGCATTGCTGAAGACGCCGGGATAAGTAGGTCAGTACTTGCAAACGCCTTGGATAACCGCAAAGATGGGCGCGGGTATAAAATCACGGTTCCAAAAAAACATTGGGATAATCTTTACCGTACGCTCATACAGTTGAAAATAGAAACGCCGTAAAAAAAAGACCCGGTAGAAACCAGGTCCGGTAGCTGCGCTGTGGCGCAACTGTAAGTATTTTTTTACCCTTCAAACTTTACCAGGTAGTAAGGTATTTCTCTCTGGCCGAATTGTTCCATTTGCTTATAAACAGTTACCTGAAACTCCTTCCACTGATCAGGATAGATCGTTTGGCACCCTTCCGAAGAGGTGGAATTGTAACCACCTTTATGGATATTGATTGCAATTCCCTTGTGTACACCTTCCTTGCCGTCACGAGTTACCGGTAATGATTCATCAAACGTGGCGGGCCGGAAAGCCGCATATCCACCACCCGGTTTACTGAGGCCATGCTTCCCTTTCCTGTACATATGTTTTCCCGGCATCAGTGTAGCGATACCAGGACGAAATAAAGATGGGTCTGTGTTCGCGTTGAAGGCAAGGAATAGATTAGGCGCAATAAGGCAAATACAATCATCATAGATGCCCCTGTCATTTATGCCAGGCTTCCCCATAGTGTCTTGGTAATAACCTCTTATCCCTATCAGAAACACTTCCTCGATTGGAAACTCGCTGAGGTATTTCATCGCTGCTTCTTTTGTAATTCGCGGCTTTGTCATGCTTTATCATTTTGCAACCAGTACCCCGACAATAATTCCGGCAAGAGCCAAGCCTTTGCTCAGTACTCGTTCCTTCTTCAGTTTTCGGGTTGCTGTATTGATATCTGTGATTAGTGTGTTGTTCTGCTCTTCCAGCTGGGTAACAGCGCTACGGAACTTCGACAAGAGTTCTGCCTGCTTCGCAATGATGGAATCTTTCTCCGCCAGGCGTTGTTCGTAGGTGTAAAATGATGCATCTGCCAGCTGTTCGTAATGCTGGATGACGCCGGCCTGTGATTCGACTTCATTACGCATTTCTTCGGCTGCAGCTATGAATCGTGATGTATCAGCGTTGGCTTTGGCTGTGTCGAGATACCGAATGATGCGAGCCAGTTTCTGCCGGCTCCGGCTGATTTCCCGTTTCGCGGCATCCAGTTCGGCAGCTTGCGCCTGTGCAATCCGCTTCAGTGAGTCCTCCCGATACCGGGACTGGTGCAGCTCGCGAGCAATGGTAATTTCTGCCTCGCGCACCGGTGCAGTAATCCTCTCGACTTCTTTTTCCGAGTGCGGTGCCGGGTCGTTGGGCGATCGCAAGATCACCCACAGCAAGAAGATCGCTACGACTGCAACCACCCCGATACTCAGCCACGGAAGGAGGTTGTGGTTTATTGGTTTCATGTTTGCGGTTTTGTTGGGAAGTTGTCACGGTTCATCTGAAGGAAGTTGTATTTGTTCTTCAGCAGTTGTATAGCCTTGTCAAGACCGATCGATAAAATTGAACCAAGACCAACTGCCAACTCCATACTCATAGCAGGTGTGAATCGGTAGAACAGAAACATAACGATCAGGCCAACTGCAATGCGTTTCAGGTTATCCCAGATCAGAAACAACCAACTGAATTTAGTTGGAGTGTTGGGGCTGGCTGGGTCTCTTTTGCGTGAATGAAGCCATAACGAAACCAAAAGGGCAAGGAATGTGAAAAAGAAGGCGCCCATGTAGAAGCCGAGAGACTTTTCACCGAGAACCAGTCCTTTGAAAATTTGATATTCTGTAAGTACTTGTAACATATGCTTACTGTTTTGTCAGGGTGTCTAATGTAATTTGTTCCTCATGCTTGCCTTGCATAAGTTCATGAACTCGATATCGGTCCACTATCCTGTTGTCTTCCAACCGATCGACGCGCATTTCAATTTTAGGCAAGGCAAGCATCAGCATTTTAACGTCTGCCCGCATGTCAACTATTAACCAGGCAAGTACTCCGTAAAACGCAGTGAATAACCAGTTGAATGCGCTGGCCTTTACTTCTTTCACAGGATCTTCTTTTCCCATTGGATGAGATTGATTTATTGTAGCTTCTTTGTTTCGGTTGTCCCGTCGCTGTATAGAATGATCTCCAATTTGGCAACAATTGTTTTTGCTGGCGGCGGAGGATCTGTCGGCGTGGTTCCGGTTTTACTGTACGTTACCGTGATATCTTTCGTCGCTGTCTGTCCGGTAGCATCAGCCACCGTCAGGCGGAATACATATTTTCCTTCAGCGGGCAATGGAGTTACCTGGCCAATGCCACAGTCGATGTAAGAACATGCGTTGATATTCCACCGGTTTACACCCGAAGGCGCACTGATACACTCCCACTTCGATTTGCTGGCTACACAGTTCCGGGACTTATTTCCAATCAGGGCAATGCTACCGGTGGCCGTGGTTATATCATCTGCAATGGCAACCGGCACAACTGCACCAGGTAACACTGGTACGACTGCCGGCGCTTCATTGGTAAGGCTAAGCACGTACTCATAGAGGTTGTTGGGAATCTCATTCCCAGTCCACGGGAACTTATCGGTATCGAAAACCCTGTTCGTGATATCGTGCCCGCCATCAGCGTAGAATATACCTTTCGCAGGGATTTCCGGGTTCAGCGCATTGATAGCCGCCATTCCGTTCTTCGAGTTGTTGACTGAAGCAGCCGGATCGTTGTTCGCGTGGAAGTAGAGTACTGGTAATCTCGACTGCGTGATGTACTTAATCCCGGCCGACTGTAGTCCGTTGAGCCCGGCTACTATAATAAGTGCAGAGAAAGCATCAGCATTCGCCTGGCTGGCCGTTGCATACCGAGTAACTTCTCCCCCGCCCATCGAAAAGCAGGCATTGAATAGTTTACTGGAATTTGCTCCGGGTATTGCGAGCCCTTTCGCTTTCGCGTGATCAATAACTGCATTATTCCCGGCATCCGGATATTGCGGCGCTACAATAATGAACTTAAACTTTTCGGCTGCTGCTTTCACGTTCGAGGGAATCTGGGTGCTCACCAGGGCATCGAGGGCAGAACTGCTGCCGTCACCACGTCCGCCTGCACCATGCACATACAAGCAGACCGGGTAAGATCCGGTAGTCGTATAGGAGGTTGGCTTCAGGATTACATACCCGTATGCGTTGGTAGAGGATTTCGGAAATTTCTCGACCAGCTGCGCCTGCAGCAGGACCGGGAAAAATAGTAGAAGGAAAAGTAATTTCTTCATGTCGATAAATTAAGGAGGTGGTAATTGTGAACGCTGCCATTTGATAGTAGCCATTCGGTTTACGATATCATTGGTTGCGGCTCCTGTAGATGCTGCGGTTCCAGTTATTTTCAAAATATTGGAGGTTGCGAAATTGATCGATCCTACGGTAGCGTACTTCACAATACCGATATTCCCGTCGATGAAGGTTTTCACCACACATTTCACGCTACTGGAAGAAATACGCATCACCCATACTTCAATTTGAAAGGGCACATCCGCAGGGACTGCCAGAGCAGTTGAGTTGAATATTTCTGTGCCAGCGAAGTATACCTTCAGTTGTTTTGTTGAAGTTGATCCGAGTATCGTACCTCCGTAGCTGGCAAGTATTTTTTCGCCGTCCAGGTTCAGGCGATTCGCAAGTATTGAAGTCGTGAGCAAGTCTGTCTCTGAAGTACCGGTATTACCACGATCTCCTGCATCATCGAGGATGATCACTTCTTCGGGATCGCGCCACGCAGGAACTGAGCCCGCTCCATTTGACCGCAACACCTGGTCATAGATACCTGTTCCAGACACCTGCTGCTGTGCTCCTGTAGAGGTAGTGCCTGCTGCCATTAAAGCATAAGCGGTATTGGTGGTGCGCCCGGTGCCGCCATTGGCCACAGAAAGCGCATTGTCTAATGTGAGCTGTGAAGCTGTTAATGGGGCATTGGCGCTATTATCGGCCAGGCGAACAATCAACCCAGTCCCACTGCGCTGCAATGCGGGGAATGCTGAGGTTATACCACCACCAAATGTGAGCAACCCTCCAGGAGTGAATCTGGCAACCTCTACTCCACTGGAATAGAAGGTGGGGAAAAAAGTAGATGCTGAAGCCCCTATACGCACTTCACCAGTTGCGATGTTAGTCTTGAAGATGCCCCTTTCAGCCCCTGAGTTGTTTTGAAGAGAAATACCGAACAACGCATTTGTTGCTGTCGCTCTTCTATGGATAATATCAGTATCGGTAATGTTTGTTATGGTTCCTGTGAATGTTTTAGCGCCTGCTACGGTTTGTGTTCCCGTGGTTATTACACCTCTTGCAGTGGCTGAAGCATCGGGGACATTAAACGTATGCGTACCCGTTGTAGATGAGATATTGAAATCTGTACCGCCGGTTCCTGTGGCAAAAGTTTGAACCGCATCTGTCAAACTGTTGAGCGAGGTGATTCCGCCACCACCTCCGCCTCCTATAGATGTGGCCAAATATCTTTTCACCCTATTCCCATTCGCAGTGTCGATCAACGGTACATACATGCCGTCCAATGACGTAGTAATAGGTGTGCTATCCTTGGCAATATAAATGCTGCGATTAATGTCCAGACCGAAGTTCAGCAAGTCGGTTCTGCCAATTGTAAGCCCTCCGGAAAACAAACCTGTGCCTTCAATATCAAGTAAAGTGTTTGGCCTGGTGTATGTTCGTTGTGACCCTATATGCAGACCGAAACCCAGATGGTTGTACGTGGTAATGCCTGGATTGAAGTCTTGCAAAAGCCCCCAACTGCTGTCCGCATATTGCGAGCCAGATCCGAGCATCCTGTAACCAACATATTTTTTTATCCGCGACGCAGCGTTCATGAAGTCGCCACCAGTCGAGAATATGTTTACATTTCCCAGCGTATCTCGTGCATCGGTCAATAATTCGCCCGCGAAACAACCATAGTAGCCTTTAGCATTGACACGGCTCGTGCCTCCGTTGTTCTTTGTTCGCAATATGCTCACCAGTCCATACTGGCCATCGTATTTGAAATCGTTACCCAAATATGTAGTTGTTCCTGTATAGGTCGGATTTTGGGCCATGTAAAATTGAGCGGTCATGCCTTGCATTAAGTCTCCGCCAGGATTAACGAATGTAACCGTGTCGCTCGCATAATGATTGAAGCTGCCGAATATGGCTGTATTGATTGACTGACCCGGATTGCAGCCGAAGCATTGGTTTCTCGCGGTATAATATATAGACTTGGTTGCCGAAACCCCCAATGAAACCCCTTCCGCGAAGTCAGTTTGATTACGAATTGTATCGGGCAGATATATCTGAACCGACGCCCGTCTCGACCTATTGGTAGTTGCGGGGTTGTACTGATCTGGCCCAATGGTCAAAATTGAGTGTCGAGTATTAGTATCATTAATTACGATGGAACCTATACTCCGTTGATGACGGGTGAAAATTCCGGTATTAGGGTTCCCCAGATGCAGCGAGCCTTCCCCTGACAAAAATATGTTCTTCCCGTTCAAAGGGATTTCCCGCGTAGACTGTAGTGCTGCCGGATTACCTGCCTGCGCGCTATCCTGGCCTAATCGTATATCGTTTCCCGATCTGGTACTACCATTGGAAGCAGTTGCAATGTTCGCTACAATTGCGTCGCGTATGCTCTGCGATGTGTCTTGTAATTCTTCCCGTCGGGTATACCCAGCAAGCATATCTGCTGTATCGGCGGTATTGAGTTTCTGATCGATTGACGCTTGCAACGCTGCAGCTATTCGCTTCCCTCTACCTGTTGTTTCCACCCTGTCACTGCTGTCTGCATCGCTCATCACCGGCGCCGTTACCGTGTCCAGTAAATTCGTTTTTGCCAGTACGTTAAAGTAACCATCCGCTGTATATCGGGATCGTTCAGTATTATTCGTTTCGACAACCAGCGGATGCGAGGTAATTGTACGCAGCCCCAAATAACTGCCGCCATGATATAGCTCACCTCGAAGAGGAGCTGCAGGAGTGTGAACGATGAATGCATCCCTCGCTTGAATATTTCCACTTACATCCAGTAATTCATCTGGTATGATATCGCCTATGGCTACTTTGCCATTATCATGAATCTTTAATCTTGGTGTACCATTGGTCTGGAATGTTATATCCGTCCCAGGTCCTGCCCGGATAATATTCTCACTGCCTGCGATGAACGTCAATGTATCGGGGCCGTCTATGATCCATACCCGGCCTGAAGCACTGTCTACGATTACACGCTCTACGTTATTCGTTCGCAACCTTAGCGGCCTCTCATCTGTGGTGCCTAAGAACTGTGAAGGGTCGGTGCCTGAGTTGCCGGTGAGCCTCCAGTTGGCAGCGCCAGGTAAAATAATTGTCCGCTCTGCGCCGTTTATTAAAAAGCGGATAGTACTGTCGTTTACTTTGAATATTGAATCAACTTTTCGCCTATTGTCATAAACTCCCTTTATTACGACATTCCGAAAAACACCGCTCTTTCGATATCGGATTGTTGAGTCGTTAAGTGCGTAAATCGTATCCACCCCTAACGATCCTCCCCCTCCGCCACCAGTTACCCTAGCGGTATCAACCCAATCGATGATACCTCGAATAAGAGTATGCAATCGTAGGTTAGTGAAAGCGGTATTAGGATTGTTAGTGATGTACCGCGTATTGTAGTTGCGTAAACTGTCTGTGCCAGGGAATCCCTGAGCAAATGAAGATCCATACAGGATCAAGGCGGCGATCAAGAGCTGCCAGGACTTACCCCGGAAAGCTCGCCGCTGTGTCGTGTTTAACATACATTTCCAGTTGGTGACCCAACATAGCTTTCACCAGGCATAGTTGAATCGATTTCGTATACATTTTTGATGAAATTATCAGGCACTATATAACCTGCAACTACAGGTGTTGTCATTGCCTCATCAGCAAATATTCTTACCCCAGGGAGAGCAGCACTCGCCGGTGGAAGAATATAAATATTTCCAATAGGCTCACCACAAATCGTTACAGGATTGTTTCCTAATCTTGCAATAACTAGCTTGCCCTTAGTAGGCGGTATAATCTCTATATTCTGTGAGAACGATACAGCCCCTTCACTACAATTGGTTATTGTAATCGAAACAGGAATATCAGTTCCTGCAGTCATGGCCATCCCCGTGAAGAATACATTCGATCCAACAATAGAAATGCTCATCCAAGATGGACGGTTGTTTACTGTTAATACAAATGGAGCTGTACCTGTAATTGGGAATGAATAACTGTAAATTTGTCCTACTTCTCCGTCGGGTAACATAGGGCTACCTTCGATTGCCACGTTTATACAAGCAGGAGGAACATATGGTTCCCCAAGTTCGAATGTTGCAGACCTATCGGCAGTAAAATCATAGAAATTTGGATGATCATTTATAACTCCATCTCCATGATTGAATGTTCTTGTCCCTGGGGCAGGAGGTGGACCAGATAGATTAAATGAATTATCATCACTAGTCACATCCTTCCACTGTATTGCATAATAGTAACTCCCTTTTATTATACTGCTTTCTAAAATGCTCCCAGGCAAAAGCCACCCGTCATTTAATTGTGCTTCTGGGGATAGTGATGAATCAAAAATCACATTTTCGTCAGCATCACCAAGAAGCAATCGGAACTTACCAGAAGCTCCAATTCCAAGGACCATTGTAGTCAATAAAATATATTCTGGGATGTTGTCTGCTAATTCAATATCTCCATTCCCTTGAAATTGTACTGTGCCATTCAGTAGGTTAATTGGATTAGAATCTATCGAAGTATTTGTTACATAAGCTTGTCCAATAATAACCAATAACGCGCCGCTATTATCCTCGCACACCATCCTATAATTGCATGGGAGGAAATTCATCTGATTTTGAAAAAGATCCTTTACAGTAGGCTCCCCGTTTTCGCCCGCTATCATTACCACGGCATTTAAGGACAATGTATAGGACAATTTTTGTGGTCGGTATTCTTGCCAAAAACCACTCCCAGGCGTCGTAGTCTCCTTCATTTTCGTGGTTACGCTCAAGCCCCATGTTTTTGCACACAACACATTGAAATATTCATCCCCCACCCTCAATTGAAAGATGCAGTTTCTTCCTTGCATGTCCTTTAAACTACTCACTCAAATAAGAATTTATGTGGAATATGATTGTTTCCTAATTGGTTGCCGTCATTCTCTCCATCTTTCATTACCTCTACGAAATTCATATCTGCACGCCCTTCCGAATAGTCTATATTTAATGGAGGAACAAGAACAAAATATCTACCTGCCATTTTCTGACTATCTGGAAATGTATAGTGCCGGTGGAAACTCAATGGCTCAATAACAAGGGCGTTATTAGCAGGAATATATTTTAGCCCATCAAATGGGCCTTGGATTTGAAACATGCGGCGTCTCATGAAATTATATCGAACTAACTCGCCTAGCTCTTTAAAGTGCCTTGCTTCGTTTTTCCCATATCTTTTCCATGTGGGCGTTGTGAGCGAAATCAGATCAGGGCGATATAATGCACCTTGCAGCACCTTCCTGGGACTATCAGAGATCATTACTTCTTTATCTATGACGTCTTTGAAGCTGAGATTTTGAGAGGTTTCAGCGTAATCCCCTTTCATTTGTTTATAACCACCCGCAATGAACGGCTGATACTCGATTCGGAAATTTCTGAAGACTGGTGTATTGGCATTTATGTTTGATGCCATTGCGATGTACATAGCTCCTGTAACTGGTATTGGTGGGGACTCACAATTACTACTGCTCCATTCGCTGAAGTCATTCACCTGCAACTGAATTGCATTACCTGTTCCCGGTTGCCAGACCGGTTTTAACTCAGTGCTTCCAGAATACGATCTGCTTAGGTAATATTTTACTCCGGTTCCATCCTGAACTATGTATACGAATACTAAATTGCGTGTACCAGTTCCGCCACTAAGATATTTAATGTCAAAATCGACATTTATTTTATCCCCTTGACTAACTTCGAATGGTTCAGATTGCAATATTTTTTCTCCACTTGTAAAATGTTCCAGGATGAGCTGCCTCTCCTTTTCAACGCCATAGATATCGTATATTGATCTACGGTAGGCAATATCCGTCGTTGGGGACAGATTAGGCAGAGCGCTGGTAAACTTTGCGCCATAAGTCCAGCCTGGTGTTGAATAATCAGTATAGGTTGTACCATCGCCATTTGTGCCGGAGCGAAAAGCCGTCCCTCGTTCAAAAGTATTATTAGTTGGAATTTCTGGCCATGGCTTGTAATTGTAAGTGTACCTGGCTGATTTAATCGCAAAATCAGAACTAATAAACTGAGCTGCCTCTACCGGATGAATCAAGCGGTCTCGTCCAACTGCTCCAGGATCCTCCAATTGTTGTGCAGAAGAAACAACTGCACCCACATTGTTATATTCTGTATACCACACTTTTGCTCCAATACTATCCTGAAGCTCTCCAAATCTCAGAATAACCCACCTCCCGTTCCACTGATAAAGAGTATAATACTCGCCAAGAATGTGCTGCAAGCAAGTGTAGCAATCAAAGAATTCATTAGAATCTTTCAGAAAACTTCGAGCATGGATAGCAGTTTGATTAAAGGTGTCCTTCAATTGATCCTGTGTTCTGTCTTTCATACTCGATTCGACAATGTTGCTATACAACCTCCAACCTAAACTGAGGCCAGTTTTCGAAAGAATTGCCGAAATATAATCTTTGATCAGATTTACGCCTACGAAATTGGACCCATCGGGCTTTGTTAATGGAACACCTTTCAGCAGTCCTATTCCATCAATTGCCTTCAATGAAATATCATAAGGTTTATCCTGAAACTCTGCGCGGCCTAATCCGGGAGTAAGAAATCCAGTAAATATGATTTGATCATCGTCTCTGGCTATGACCTTCCACTCATCATCGAATGTCACTATAAAATCATCGAATGTTTGACTATCATCTGTTGTCAGAAAAATATCTAACTGCATTTCACTTGCCCATATACATCCTTCGAATTTACCTCCTGATGGGTAGGACATTTTAAAACTAGTAGCCAACAATGGTGTTACCCCCGCTGGTTCCACATCCTTTTTATAAAGTTCAATTAGGATGTTTTCATTCAACGGATTCTTAAATCCCACTATATGGTGAAGAAAATATGCCATTAGAATTTTCTATTGACGCTCCTTTCGCCTCTTCTCACAGCCAGGTACAGCCCATCATTATTTACGATCGGTATCATTTGCCACCCACTTCCTCCATTACCGCCACCCACTTGTGCCAACATTTGAGGCAATCGATCTAGCGGCATGATGACTTCAGGCCGGTGCATCTCTCCAACCTGTCCGATAACGGGGCCTGTAACAATTCCGCCATTTGCGAATTTTGGGCCGTCGAATTTGATATTGCGAAGGGCGGCGCCTGCTGCAACCAATCCAATACCTGCAACAATGGCTAATGCTGGATTCTTAACAGCCCAAACACGCAATGCTTCTTTGAGTAGTTTTATTTTAATTGCCGCTGCAATTACTTCTCGTCCAATTTGCTGCATAACACTTCCCAAAACACCTAACATGTTTTGTCCCGCCTTCCTCAATCCGCCTGCCATATCTCCAGAAGCTAAAGCCTCCCCAAGTCCTTCTCCAAGTCCTACAACCATTTCTACTGCGCCAGACTGAATAATTTGTCGAATACTTCCACTCAAATCTGCCATGACTTGTAATCCTGAAAACTCTAGTTTCTGCCTTGCCGTTTTCAAAACATCGTTAATTACAGAATCAAAAGCGCCCTGCTCAATTGCTTCGCTGCCGGTTCTGGATCGCACATCGATCTTTACTTTAGGAGCGATAAGCAAAGGGATTTCAATGGGCTTACCCGACCTGGTAGCCGCTTGTTGATATGCTTGTTTGATCTCCAACTCATTCAAAACAGGATCAATCTCTAACTTTGGTTTGGCCTTAATGGCTACCTCACGTGCATCAATGGCGTTCATGGTCTCCAATATCTTCAACTGAAGCGCCAATGCATCATTCTCCTGGAAAGTAGCCAGTAGACCCGCTTCGCGCGACTTATTTGTTGATTCCAGCTGTTTTTGATAACCGGATAACTCTTTTTTGAGGGATTTAAGTATAGGATCTTCTTTCTCGCCACCACCTGAGCCCGTAAGGCTCTTGAATTTAAGTGACGCTATTGTGGCGCTTTCCAGCCCTTTGGCAAGGTCGTTATATTTGTCTGCGATAGGAGACAGAATTGCTTCTTCTTTTCTGAGTGTCGCATTAAGTGAATCGAGGGTCCTATCAAGAATGAAAGTTCTATTCCCGAGAGAATCTACTGCGGGGATATTCAGAGATTTTTTATAGGCCTCTACCGCATCTCTTGCGTCTTTTACTTTTTGAGCTTGTTTGAATAATTCGGCCCCCAGCTTTCCAATCTCAGACTTTAATTCAGAAACTACTGCCTGCTGGACGATGGCATTCGTATATTCTTGTGTGATTGTAGTTAGGCTTCTAAGAGAACCCTCTTGCAATTTTAGATCTCCGAAATACTCCTTATTAATTGACTTTAATTGATCAAGTGCATTCTTTCTTTCTGAGATACTCCTGGTTTCATTTTGAATTGCTGCAGCTAGAGATTGTACTTGTAATATTTGAGCTTGAGATGAGCCAATTCCTTCAAAAGACACTTCGGAGGCCGTTTTGGCTTCCTTTAATGCCTTTGTTAATTTATCCAATTCCTCCTTTGCTTCTTTGTTTTTTCGATTAAATCCAGCGATACCATTATTGTAAATCAGGATACCAGAGGTGATTGCGGAAATTGCAAGACCAATTCCGCCGAACCCGGTAACAGACGAAAGCAATAAGGAGCCAATAGATTTCCCAGATTCCTTCGCAGCTGCCGAAAGTCTCTGTAAAGTATCTGGTATTTGCGTAATGTTATTTGTTATACCTTGAAGTCCATAAGGCAAATCTTGAATCACTCGACTAAAATCCAAAACAGTTGAGCTTGCGGCATTAACACCTGAAGAAAAAGTCCTGAAAGAACCAGCGCTTAGGATACCCTTCATTGAAGTTTCTATCTTTGCAATCTCCTGATTTAACCTTACGATTGTTTGAGAATCAGTAGCGACTTTCAGTTGATTCCGAAAAGCAATGAGATCCTGCTGTAAGTCATGCAAAGATTTTGTTACTTGCGCAGTATTCGCCCCGATATTTATGCTAAAGCCCGCCATTTCTACTATTGAATCGTGAAAGAATGTCTTCTCTTATTCTACGCGCTTCCGCCATCTGTTGCTCCTGCTGCTCTTTTTCTTGCTGCTCTATTTCCTCTGGAGTAGGATCACCAGGCAAAGGCATGAATTCGTATATGGTCAGATCTTGATTTTTCAGATAGGGTCGAATTGCTGAAAAAACCTGCATACGGAACCGGGAATTAACCCTGTGCTGCTGACGGTTGTACCCTTCAACCCGCAGCAAATATTCCCTGTAGGTCAGTCTGCAGTACTGTTCCCTGGTGAGTCCGAGTTCTCCGTAACAGAAGGATTCGATATCCTCCCACTCATCTCTTCCATCTTTTTTTTTATCTCCTCGACTTGCTTATCGGCCCTGTCCTGGAACTTCTTGGTACTCTTGCTGTCCCGGTATGTCTCCGCCACAATTGCAAGTTCCTTTTTCCCCTCTTCAGCCTCCACCATTTCCTCCACCCAATCAAAAAAGTTGGATATAGGAATTTTCGGCGTTAACCCATTTGCAATACAAGAGTTATGGTATCCTGCATAGATCAGGAAAACTATACTGGAGTTACCCACAGTATTACCTTCTTCATCCAGTATCATACTGCCGTCTTCTGCTTTCCGGAAAACATATTCAACCGCTGGCATACCGAACAATAGATCGATCTTCGCTCCGTTCATTCTGATGGAGCATCTGCCTGTATTATTCATGCATTAAGGCTTTGTGGTGGTCAGGGTTCCTTCTCCAGTCAGCGTAAAGGCGAAGCTCACCAGGCCATTGGCTGTACCAGTGATGGTCACGTTGGTGCATTTGCAGCTGCCTGCGTAATAAAAGCCAACACCTACCGATCCTGAGATAGGGCTTTGAATACGCCAGAGGAACGATGTACCCGCATCCATTTTCTGAACCAGTTCGTCAGAAGACACTTCTCCTACTGCAGGGTTCACTTCACAAACAGCGTTTCCTGAAGGGTTGAACTCCACATCCCCTACACCTACTTTCTTACCGCAATAGGTATCTTCTGCAGTTACAGGGGCGTTGAGAGGGATACTGATATCCTTTAAGCACACCAGTACCTTCCAGGTTACTCCGTTGTCAAACGACAATTCAATGGGCATGTCTTTTGCGTTGATATTCTTTCCAGGCATTTTATTGCGTTTTAATTGTTAACTTATTTTTGTTGCAATGCAGGATATCTGCAATACTTTGGCTATCTCGTAAAAGTTTGTACTCAGGTCAAATTCGATGTAGTTGACCGATTCCAAAATCACATCTTGAAAACTCCATCCTGACTGATTGATCATTCCGCCCTCACCTGGTTGATTCTTCACATAGGTCAGTATTTGTTCGATTTGCTCACTGATATCATCGACTATATCCTTACTCACTGATCCCATTTGCTTACTCACTATCTCAAGCGACTGAACGCAGTTCCACCGAAACCGACTGAAATCTGAAGCATTAACCGAAGATTGAGTCGTCAATAACACGTATATGTTTTCATCAGGCACTTCACCAGTTGTGGTACTATCGTATACATGAACAGGATTCCCATCATAACTAAGCGAATTCTTAATTGCCTCATAATGTCCCATTCGTATAGCCTTTTCCCTATTCATATCTTACTGTTGTTTACAATAGTTTGCAATCTGTTTGTCAGCAAGGGTATTTCTGCCAGTAATGGAGGAAAGAAATAAGCCTGGGGCTTTGATCCAACCAGCATTATGATCCGGAAAATCAGGTAAGCTGTTTGCTCTAAAGTCAAAGCCTTGTTTTGTCCAACCCGTTTACCTGACTTAAAAGTCGCGGCGCTTCCAAACCTGATTCCCTTTCGTTTCGTCCATGCTGTGATAAACGCAAGGGCTTGTGCAGCCGTTCCGCCCGTCTTACCAGTAGCCTCTAACTGAAACCCTAGCTTCAACACTTCAGGGGGAACATTTCTTTTGCTTCTTGTACCAAACTCTTTATAGCTGCTAGTTTCCTGCTGACTAAAATACCTGAATAGCGACCTCCTTATTTCCTGGTAGTTGATCCCTGCCGCCAACGCTCCCTGATCTTTGGGCGCCAACCGCTTCGCATTTCGAACAACGGTTTGAACAGCCGACTTGATTTCATTATGTATAAGAGCTTGTGTTTTCGCGTCATATTGATCAATGCCTTTTAACAGCTTTTCAACGTCATCAATCCTGATATTTCCGAAAGCATCAGCCATTTCTCCTAGCTTTACTGATTACGAATTCATACAGGTGACGCCTCTGATCTATCAATTCAAAATCGTGCATTGTATACATTTCGCCATCAATCTCGCATATGGTTGAATTGGAAAGCTCATTCAACAATGTCGCCTGAAATCTACATACCAGCCTGTACCAGGCCGTTATTTCGATCTGTCCACGGTCATTATTCTTTATCGCTCTTTTCTTCTCCAAGTTGCATCTGGTAGTCAAGAATGGAACATACTCTGCTTTACTACCAGCACCTAACGACCCGCGCGCATTCTTTTTGAATGTGACTGACTTATTCAAAGAACCTATGGTAAACCTTAAACCCATGCCATTCCGATATAAGGTTTGATGTATTTTAGAGCACCCGAGCTGACCCCATCAATTGCATTGACGGTTTCGTTACCTGCGCTACTTTTTGTATTGGTTTCATCGCCTCTATGTTCATATCGATAAGCGATTTCCTGTTTGATCCCATTCTTTAGGTCATCTGGAACCGGAGTATCGAAATCTCCCTCTTGCCCGTAACCAGCTGTAAAGGTTATTTGATACGTTCCACACTTTTTTGGGCAAAAAATCTTGTTGTCAAGGCCGATTGTTGAATATTCAGCTGTGGTCAGCGTCTCTGAAATCGTTCCATAATTGAAAACAACTGAATCAATTGAGCGCACTGGCCCATATGGCAACTTGAACTGTCCATTGAGATACGCTACAACAGTTACCTCACGTTTTACCAGGGACTTCTTTGTTTTATTTTCAATCGCATTGCGTACTTCAGTAATAAGTGTATCAATAAGGGCGTCATCATTAATGTGATCAATGATTGCCCAAGCTTTCGCATCGGCTCTACTTACAGGCTCAGAAATTACCTGCGCCTGCTTTCTCCTTATGTCCACGATACTGTTTTGCACTGTATATAAAGTTTTCGAGTTCTTGCATCTGGTTTGAAGGGTTAAGTTCTTCAGCCCTTGCTCTGCATTGTTTACTTATTTTTTGATAATACTCTTCGTTATCCAGTAAACGCAAATGGTTGACCATCGGCTGCATGTCATAATTGTCACCATCATGCTCTACTATCTTTCCATACTGATCCGCCTTACACAATCCTCGGTCAGGAATGTAAAGCCCTGCTGCACCACAGTTTTCACTCAATCCTTTAGTTTGTGTGCAGATTACCGGAATTCCGTTGCACATCGCCTCGGTTGCAGTCCGGCCCCAACTTTCATAGCGGGAAGGCATCAACAGTATTCGAGTACGTTTGTACACTTCAAGGATGTTGGGTGTATTTGGAATAATCTCTACATTCGGGCATTCCCTTCGTAATTTTTCTACGATCTGATCCTGAAGACCGCCGTCATCGTATGAACCAGTTACACCGATAAACTTTGCGTAAGGCATAGCCTTGGCGATTCGATAAAGTATGTAGCCGCCTTTGTTCTCATTAAGGCTGATCATAGTAATAGCCTTGTTTTTCCATGGTTCCTTGCTAACATTATAGTATCCGGGATCACAGGGGGGGTACATGACCATACTCGGCCAGTCATAGTTCAGGGTATTCTTTACCCATTGGCTATTGTATACAATATGGCAGTCAGATTTAGCTGCAGGAATTGGATTCGGTTCATAAGTATAATGGGAGTGAATAAAGTTGACAATCGGCTTTCTGACCAGCCTGGCTATATTGATCGCGTACCTCGTAAAATCCAGGTGCGTGAGCAACACGTCAGCCCACCGGTATACATCCAAATTGTCCAAAGGATCTCCTATCACCCTGATACCTTCATAATCGTATGGCACTTTCACTTTGTGCCACTTGGCTTGCATGAGCACAACCCGGACCTCATGTCCTCGGCTCATCAAATACCGATTGATATGATGCGCCATTAATTCGCTTCCGCAATTATGCTTCGGCGGATATAGGTGTATGACCCATAATAGCCTCACTGCTGACCCTCCTTTGCTTTCCAGTTCTCCACGTCTGCATGATGAACATCTTGAGCACGCTCTTGAGCGTTCATAAGATTAGGATTGTTGATAAGGTTCTTCTCTCTTTCAGGAGAAAAGAGGTAATTCTCGAATGAGGCCTGCTGTGATTGCGAATAGCCTGGCATTTGAATGATTTTATCAAACATGGCTTATGATTTTATTTTGTTTGTAATCAATAACCGTCCATCCTTCGCCGTATATATCAGCACCGGTAATATTGGTATAGGCTGGCCCAAACCACGGGGATGGAGCAATGATCTTTTTGTCTTCAGCTTCCCCAAGTATGGCGGCCATGGCTGAGTAGCTACTGTTTCCAATAATGAAGTGCCGGCAGGCTTTCATGAGCTTAAACGAATCAATGTAATCGCCCCTCACATACTGAAACCGCTCCCCTTTTTTGTCGCTACCATAATGCGCAACAAGCATGTCACTGGCTAAATCTGGATCATCACTAAATATCAAGAACTGCGTACCTTTTGGAAACATTTCGATGGCAGAAGCATAGTAACTCATGTCCATACGTGGATGATAAGCGTTATCGTAGTCCCCCAATCGAACGTGAATAGCAACCTTATCTCTGGGTACGTACTCATCCTTCATTCGAAAATACCAGCGGATCTCATCCATGCAGTGAGCGAAGTACTTTTCGGATTGCATGTGGCCGGAAAGGCTGCAGCTCTCCTTTAGTTGAATATCATGGTAACCCCAATCAACAAACCGGTCAGTTAGAACAGAGCCATTGTACACTGGTAAAGGATTTTCGAAATACTTCTGTAAATCGATATCTTCCTCACTTCCAAAACGCTCAGCATGGTCGTGGTTCTTCCATTCCGGGAAAGCGAAATCAAAGCCGTTCTTCCTGGCGATGCCGATTGTGCCAGCAATCTGAAACATCTGGTTCGCAAATCGGCCATATCTGCCCAGGCTATTAAAGGTTACTATCTTTCTCATTTGAGCCATGCTGTTTTGAAGTATTCTTTTGTGTCGTTAAGTGGGTCGCCTTCGATCTCGGGGAAAAACTCTTGAAGTTCCGCATCAACAAACACCAGATTTCCAGTGTGGCCAAGTAGGAAGTAACCTTTAGATAACCCGAGCTCGACCATTGAACGGTAGCCAGCTGCGCCTTCATCATTGAATCCTGACCGATCAGGTGGAATACTACTATCAATCTCGACGATCACTATCTTTGGCTTTGCCTTCAGTGCTTCGAAAATCTTGTAGTCGAGACCATCCACATCAATATTCAGTAAATCACAGTCATCCTTCACGAATGCATTGATATTGTACTGATCGACGCGGGTGCATTGTGATTTAACCTGGTCGTTACCCTTCCAGTTTTCACAACACTTAGTCCATAGATTGAAATCAGCCTCCACCATTTTTGCAGACCATCCCCTTTCGATGAGCAGTGCCACATTGCTACAGTACTTGCCGTCATTTGCGCCAATTTCGACACAATGCCCCTTCTCAATTCCGAGGCGATCCAGAATTTCAATGAGCACACCTTCTTCACCATTTTGTGAATAGGTAAAATCCTTTGCGTATTTGTTGATGAAGACTTGCATGCTTAAAGGTTGAGAGTTCTGATCACTTTTTCGTACAAGTCAGTACCCGGGTCAAGCCCTAAGCTGGCACGTTCTTTATCGAATGTAACTGCTTCATCAAGTGCCTTGTGTACCGCAATCCTCTGGTCCTGAGGAAGAGCAGCGAAGGCTTTAACCACCTCCACACATGCGCATGGCGCTTGCATGTTAATTTGGCTCAGTGGAATTACCTGTTCGGAGGCGCCGGGATCCTCTTGCTGGATACCCTCTGGCGTGACACCAGGATTTTCTACCACTCCGCCGTTATGCAGAGAGGGGCTAATATTTTGATCAGTGTTTTGATCCATGTGCTTTTATTTTATCCGCTATATCATAGCGGCGTGTGAAATAATCTGTGATGTGCTGGTTCAATGAATCTGTCTTTGTCCAGTCTTCATTCCTGCGCCGGTGATGATGAAAAAGGACCGGGTAGTTATCCCGGAAGCCTTGTTTTTCATAGATAAATGCCCCTGCGTTATACATTGCTGGCCACCAATGAAACGAAACCTTATCCCGGTAAGCTAAGGTTGTAAGTATTGCTTGATCATGTCTGTGCTCTTGAAATTCGGGATGGTTAGGGTATCTGCTTGTGCTATCATCAATCAAGTACATTGCTTTACACCATTCCATCCACTCTGCAATAAAACCGCGAGAATAGATAGTATTTCTTACTACAATAACACTTGCCTGCGCCTGATTGCCAGTCGTAAAGCAGTTAATATCCTTCATTACATCTCCTTTGCACCAATGAGCGTGTTGCCACATATTTGCAAAGAGCCAGATATTATCCAATCGTGAAGTGATGTGGCTAATGTTTTCCACGAACTCTACGCCTGCATCTGCGTAGATGATGATATCACCCTCTGCGGTCGCCTGCATCGTTTGCAAAATGATGAATGGCTTCCATGCCCAGTATCCGCTACCTCTTGGCTGGTCCAGTAACACTTTGTTATTCTCGTAAAAATCTGTTTGCATGAGCGCTGCCCTGGTCCACCTCCAGATGTGATCCACCCCTTGACGGTGCGCACTTTCTGCGCAGATATCCGCCGAGATTGTCATATTCTCGTCAGTAAATGTTACCAGGTGCTTCATTCAATATTTTTTGTGAGCGTTCAAAGTGTTCCGAATAGTCGGCCATTGTTCCCCATATCTTACTCATGCGGGGCCGCTGCCATGCTACCATGGGCGTGATCACATAAGCGTTCAGGATAGATAGCTGACCAGACACCCAGTTATCATACATCTGCTCACTGAATCCCGGTTGATTCTCCAGGATAAATGGCACAGCCTTGCGGCGGTACCCGATGCAGTGAGTAGTCCATGCTGCCCGGATGCGGAATATGTGTTCAGAAACCCTCTCCGGATTTTCATCCTGGATATTGGCACCGAGGTAAACAATATCCCAGTCGGCTGGTAATTCAGCGAGTGCCTTCTGTAGGTGTGTGACATCCTTAAATTGGCAGTCATCCTCTAAGAACAGAAGACTATCACCATCAGATTCAAAGAACTTTATGAGTATTTGCCGGGTGGACCGGTTGAATGATTGATGCGGGCCAATGTCCGGTATAGCATCAAACTTCTGAGTGGATAATCCGACTCTGGCAAATTCTTGAACTGCTTTCTGCCATTCACAGGCATCAGCGGTTAAGCAAACTTTTTGATCAAAGAAATCCCACATACGAGAAAGAAAACCGGCGACCGGAGCCGCCGGTATATTTAATTACATGGCTCCTACCAGGAAGGCGTCAGGGCGCAAAATTGCAAGTTCTGCGCGGGCCTCACCACGGAAGGTGATGATGTTCTGATATACGTGTTTGTCGTGACTTTTGAACATTTCCACTCGGAAGCCTTCGCCAGACTTCTGCACAATGAGTGCCTTGCGAGAGTCGCCCACTACGATTTGACTATCGCTGATTGCGTTGGTTGACATTTTCACGAGACGAAGTCCTGCAAACAGAATCTCTCCGTTTGGCAGTACGACGAAGCCACCAGGTGTGCTATAGTCTGAAGGCTTTGTGTTCAACAGTGTCGCCCACTGACGAGGGCGAACAATCAGTGTGTCGGGGTTATATTCGTTCTGCTCCAGGTTCGCCACATAGTGCGGGATCTTTTCAGCCGGCACAGTTACTCCGCCAGGAAGAGTGCTATTACCTGTAGCTGAGTTAACCAAGGCTGTCATGAAATCGAAGGTTTCTGTGCGCAAATAATCCTCCGTCAGTTCTTCTGTGATGTACTCGCCAAGGCCGGGGATATCCTGCTCCATCTCTGCAGCTACATCAACAGTGCCGGCGCGATATTTCGCAGTAACGGTAATCATGGTATTGTCGTAATCGCGGCTTGGTTTCACTTGGCCGGGTCCCGCAGTGGCAGCTACAGAGCCCTCACCTGCTGGAATATTCTGACGCAGGAACAGGTAAATGCCTGTGCCTGTATTGATGGTGCGGAAAATATCACGTGCGTGAACCTTCATCCGACCACGTACCGCAAACTCCTGATTCCAAGTCGGTACACCGTTGATAGACACACCAGTGATGTTGTTGGCGTTGGTCATCGTACCCACTGCTTTTGTTTCCAGTACAGGGAAAGGATTGTTTTTGTTGTGAATATCAGAACGGAAGTTCTTCAGCTTCTCTGCTGCAGTATCCCATTCTTTCAGAATCAGCCCCTGCATGGATGCGTGTTTCTCGGATGTCTGAACAGACATCTGACCACTCTTGGCCTTCAACTGAATTACTTCATCCTGAATCTCCTTTATAGTGGCACCTTTGGCAGCCAGTTCTGTATTGAGATCAGTTACTTTTTGCTCGTACTCTTTGTACTTCGTTTCTGCCTGGGTGTTGGCCTCCTTCAGGTCCTTCACCTCTTTTTCGTAATCCTTTTTGATTTGATCCACCTTTTGATCCACTTGTTTCAGGATCACCAGCTCCTCAGAGCCGCCCTTGCCTCCTTCGCCTGCTGCTGCATCGAAGAAGAACATGCCGATAAAGATTCTTTTCATGGCTATGCCAGTTTAAGTTTTAAATAATGGAGTTGTTTGATGAACTCATTATTATCACTCTTGCTGACAGTCGGCGTCTGGGTGGATTGCTCCGGCGCAGAGGTGGCTGCGGTATCAAGTTCTGATAACAGTTGTTTCGTTTGTTCCAGTTCGTTAGAAATCCGTTGTATAGCGTCATCCGATGCTTTCGTATTCCGGATGAAATTCTCCATGGCTTTTACTCCGGCGCGGAGATCTGTAGTCTCTTTCACGCCGTATTCCAGCCTGCGTTTCAACCACGCAATGTTGTAGGACTGGTCACTGATTAACTCGTTAATGTAAGACCAGAGGTCCTGCCCCTCGGCAACCTGGTCATTCATAGTAATACACAGGCGCAATGCCTCCTGACGGTTATTGATCAGCTGACGGAGGAAATCTTTCTCATTCTCGTTCAGTTGCTTCAATACTTCAGGGGCAAAATCTTTAGTGACTGCAATAACGCCGGACTCTTGGTGAGCTCCCCAGTGAGTAAGCACGGACGTTTCTCTATGCGCCACTTCCTTATAGTCATATCCGCCCTTGGCCATTTTCGTGGCTCTAACCGGATTGAAGCCGTAAGAACTAGCGACGATAATTCCCTCATCCATTTGCTTTAGGGTATCATCTCCAAGGGTATGAGTGCCCAGATACACCTCAGTATAAGCATGATTATTATCATCCCATACTTTTAAAGGTTTCCCTGGTGCCAGTTCTTTTTTATGATTCAAAAAGAATCGCAAGTCGTCGAACTGCTCATTCCATGACTTTGTGAACATTCCCTTATTTGCTCTATCACCGTCTCGGTCCAGGCTGTTGTAAGTAGCATGCGCGATTACCGCAGTCCTCTTGCTCATGTCGAGGTCCTTGATGGTAATTCCGTCCTTGCTGATCTTCATTGCCTTGGTTTTCATGTCACTTAGTTTATGCTGTTACGAGTTCTTGTTTCGGTATTAGTTTTCCGCTTTCATCCCTCAGCGGAACGAGGGCAGCCGTGCACCGGCAATTGATCACATTCTCTGCGCTGGCCGTTATATCTCCGGGGCCGGTCATCATCTCTACACGTATGATCACGTTCTTTTTGTATACTGGTACCGCGAAGGATGCCATCTGGTCAACTACTGCTCCGTCTACATCCCTGTGACCATGGCGTGTACGGTGATCGTTCGCTGATATCCACTCTTTGCCGGTCTCATACTCGCTTTTATCATCCGCCAGCTTACGGCCGTATTCCGAAGCGAAAAGGTTTTCCGTCCTGGTGATCATTCTTGCTCTCCAGAGCAGAAGCTGCGGATCCTGAAGGGCATGCGCAATCTTATCGTATCCCCATCCGCCGCGCACCGCTTCTTCGAGTACTGAAAGAATTTGATCACGAGTTGTCTGTGACACTGGATAAACCGCCTTCTCCAGAAGGTGCTCACGGAAGTACGCTATGATATCTTCCGCCCACTCTTCGCTGAAGCCAAACCGCGCAGCTTTCTGCCTGATGGAGCGAACCTGCTGGTTGATTTCCCGTAGTCCCTTATTTGCAAAGAACAATCCTGACGCTACGTGCAGGTCGGTGAGCACTGGCTCTATCTTGCTATTGAACACCTGCATATCTATCTGTCCCTTGGCCATCTCTGGCCCCTTGGCTTTGATGATCGGCAAGGCTTGGTCTACCTGCCATTCCAACGCTTTGAAGACCCTGCCGAGGTACTTCCGCTCGATCCGTTTGGACTGAGCGGCGAAAAGTCGGCTGTATTCTCTGCGTTGTTCCTGGTTCATGTTATCTTTCCCACTCCTTTATTTTCATTTCCTTTTGATCATCTGTAAGCCCGGCCATTTCCATCATTAACCGGTTGAACTCATAGTTCCGCTGGTTCTGTAGCTTCTCTTTGGCAGAACAGCACATGACCACCGGCGGCGGTACCCTGTTGTCTGCAATCTGTCTCACTCTTTCCTCTATAGTCATAATGCGTCCAATTGTGATTGTAGTTTGTCTTTCTCCTGCTGCGCTTCTGCCATAATTAATTCTGCATATCGCAGGGCTCTTTCAGGGTTGGCACTCATGTACCGGACGAACCGGCTAGGAAGGGCATCGCGGAACTTCGTGGACCTGAACACCTCCATCTCAACCTCCATCTCTTTCACGTTATCGATCTGCCTGGTGAGATCGGCTGCTTGTTTGAATTGTTCCGTTGTCATCGCTTTATCCCCCTTTTATCGAGTTCCTGTATTTGCTCTTCATAGCCATCATCGGCCATCATCATACTCAGCGGCTGAACACCTGAAGGAACCCATACTTCGTTCATGGATGGCTCAGGGCTGGCTTCATACCCCATAGCAATGAGCTTTTGATTGGGCGTTACCCACCATGCTTTTGCGAGTGTTTCAACCAGCTTATTCACATCCTGCTGCATCTCGGGCAATTCAGAGAAGTCGCTTGCAATTCTCGCTTTGCCTTGTAGTTTATATGGTGCTGATAAACGAAGTGTGAGCAGCTCATCCAGTTCCTTTACCGGTGTCGCTATCGTATCATTTACCCAGTTCTTTTTCGCGTTCTCCAGGTTGGCCAGTGTAGCAGCAGAAGGAACAAAAAGCAATAGTGGCGTATCGAACAGCGCACACAGTTCCTCAGCGTTTTTAGCCTTTGCTTCAACCAGGTTCATATCCACGGAACTGAAAGCAAGATCGATGTACTCCCATTTGGACCCCATCAACAGCGCCACTGCCCCTTTTATATCGTTGTCATTGATCTTTGCGTTGACTACCCTGCGTATATCGCTCTCCTGTTCAGGAGTTGAATCATCCACGCTAAGGTTTTCAGAGAATAGTATTCCCTTGGCGCCATCGTTCTGAAACATCCGGACACTGCTCTTTGCGATGTCCTTGCTTTCCTGAATGGTCTTATCCCCAGCTCTCATCCTGGTGAACCCCCGTAGATGAACACCGGTAGACGCGTCGAACTTCAGATTGATATCGCGCCAGTGGATGATGTCGCCCTTGCGGATTGGTATTTTCCTGCCGTTTACCTCCAGTTCGTACCCTGAAATACCGAACACATTTGTGGGATCTTTCAGAACATTTACATTCTGAGTTGGTAACACATACATTTCCAGTACCGGCAACGCGTCGAGCTCCTTATTGGATCGGTTCACATATTCACCCGTAGCTGGGTCAAATCTTTGTGCAGCATCTCCACGGTTAAGCCAGATAAAACCTTCGCCGCATGCGAGGTAAAAGGCATACAACAATGTGAAGAACTGCGATGCGCCCTGGTATTCATTGGGGCGGTCCAGTAATTTGTTTAGGTCACTTTCAAAGAGCATCTCAGGCTTTGCAGCCTTTGTATAGAATCGAACCTTTCCATCTTTTTCCTGTAAGAGCTTTTTCTCATCATACAGGTATCGGGGAATAGATCCGAACTTCTTTGCATTCTTGCTGATGATCGCATAGAGCCATGTGCTGGCACAGAATCCGTCATCAATAGCTTTGGCCTGGTCAAAATCAGGTATTACTTCTGTTCGTCCAATGATTCCTGTTACTCCTCCCATCTTACCACGGCTGAAAAGGTTATTCCATTTCCTTCGCACAGAATTGGCCACGCTGCTCATGAGCCCGCTGCCAGTGCTGTAGATGACCGTTCCGTCCTTCTTCTTGGTTAGTGTAACTTTGCTCATTTATAGTGAAATAGCGCCTGCTTTTCTTATTGGTTTGAGATCAAATTTTTCCCTCATCATAATAGTGTCCCAGAAATCGGGAGAGCGGCCAAGTGCTTCCTTTATATCATCTTTCTTCATTAGGCACTTCTTCCCATCACCATCAACCTCTTTCTGCTTAACCTGCTCCATTTCTTCCGTGATCTGTTCTTTTTGCTCCGGCGTGGCACCCTCAACGTATAGTCCTGACCTATTAATTCTGTCTGCCATTCTGAAAGAGCATTGAGACTTCAAGTTGTCGTAGTTCTCTGGCTTCGGATTTCCTTTATCATCAAGGTCAGGCTTTATAGGGTTGATCATCGGGCGACTGTTATTCACGAACCCCTCGCACTTCACGATATCAACCACCCCACCTCCTACACCGTCTTCATCTACCAGTGTATGGCTGTTCGGTATCCCATACTGATGCTGGAGTCCTTGTATTTTTTCTGCTGTCTCAGTTATCGATAAGCCTTTGTATTGATATAGCTTCACCCTGAAGCCTTCCCATACGCCAATAACCGTTGTATCCTTTCCGAACCGGGCAACGTCGCATGTGATATATCGCTTTCCCTTCAGGTGCTCAAAGTCGTTATTGAACACATCCAGGATCTTATCGTAGACGATCAATACAAGTGGATCGTCATCGTATTCCCAGTTGCCATGAAGCAACCTCTGCTTCTGGGGACCTTCTGGCATCCTTTTCAATAACTGCACATAAGCAGCAGGGGCATGCGGATTATCTGAAACGAATGCCTGAATGAATGCCTTATACGACTCCAACCTACCATCCTTTTTTGCCTTGTAAAATTCAGAATACGGCCATCCCTTAACTGGGTTGGACGCATACAAGGCCTTAGGTTTTAGTCCAGGTGTTTCTTGCTTACATTTTACGCACTCCCATTGAATCGGTTTTTCATCGGCATCATACAGTAGCGGCTTAGCTTCGGTTAGCCTCGCTCCGCAAGTGTGGCAAAAGGATAAATAACGAAGGCGGCTTTTTAAAGTCTCCTTTGCTTTTACGCTTACCTGGCCACACTCATCAATGAACACATCGGTAATTTCAAGCGATCCCAGTTCATCAAAATCTGGATCCGAAGGACTGTCTGCTAAATCCCGTAACAGGATCACGCTACTATTTTTGAACAGAATACAGTTAGGATTCTCTTTGTCGTGTGAACCTGTTAGCTCAAAATGTTTCCCACGCTTCAATCCCTGCTTGCCTGCTATCTCAAAGAACGTTTTTAGTGTAGTATCCTTCAGGGTCTTGAAAATCGCCCTGCCTATAAATCCCCGAGAACCGGGATATTTAAACCTTCTTTTCAATTGGAAGTAACTTCCAAGTGCCGACTTCGCGCCGCCGGCTGCCCCTCCATACATGACCTCTTCTGTAATATCATCTTCGAGTAAATCGAGAGCAGTGGTTTGCTTGTAGGTCAGCTTCATTCACCTTCCTTCGTTTTGTAAGTCTTCTCCTCATGCCATATTACAGGCACAGGAGTAGTATGCTCCAACTCAGACTTGTCTTTCCAACCCATGTTCTTTAAAGCGAAAATTGCCCCAGTAGCAGACTGGGCAGTAGTGAGCCTTTTCTCATATTCACATTCAACACGCAGTCTTGCGTTTTTTATGATGTAAGAAAACTCACCGTCTAATTCGTAATCATAGATGCTTTGGCGAGATTCAAAACCCAGGAAAAGAGCAAGGCCAGTAATGGTTGCAGGCTCAGGATAACGTTTCCATTCATTGGTTTGTTTCCCTTCTTGGTCCTTCCTTACCTCCCCTTTGATATGAACGAAATAAGCGTCCACACGCTCCAACATGGCGTCTTCTGTCTCATACTTTTTTGGTCTACCTCCGGCCATAAATAAAAAACCGAAAACACATTTTTTGCTCAGTGCTTTCGGGAAATAAAATTCAGAAGAATAATTGTTAAAGGCTTACACCGTTTGTGCGAAATCGGTTGTATTAGGGCGATTTGTTTTGAGGCTGTGGAGTGATTGATAATTGAGCGAGGGTATAGTGAAGGCTAATTTAAAGATATTCGCCCTTCCACCCTTTCCATATGAAGAGTTCGTAATTGCCTTTGAATTCGCCCGTTGTAAGATAAGTGCCGATCTGCATGCCAATAAGTATCATGGTACCTGGCATTAAGGCACTCACTGTATAGTACCTTAGTTTCTCGTCGGCAACTTCCACGATTTGACCATCTTCCGGGCCACCGGATAGAATTATCTGCTTTGGCATTAGCCGAATCTACGGCAATCCTGCAAAAGTTAGAATATTTTCCTTGATTACTTTTACCACAAGCGCCGTTTGTGTTGGGCTTTTCGTTTTCTTTTTCATCTCTAGTATCCGGCACCGGACCGCATCCAACGTCATGCCGAGATCAGTAGCAATTTCTTTTTGAACCTTCCCTTCTGCGAGTAATTGAATGATTTTTAGATTGGATTCTTGCTTTGTCATCTTCCTTGGTTTGGATTCATGTATAGAGATGAGAAGCCGGGGCGTCGAATACGACGGACAGTGGAGAGATTACAAAGATAGTGGATCAAACTATTAACAAAAAAATACTTGGCCCTAAATCCTCAAGAGAAGAACAGCATAATGAGCATAATGAATTTTATCATGGCTTTCAATTTATTGGTGAGCAATCCCGAATGGTGATCCTATCTGCGTGTACCGATCCTGGAACCGGGTCCGTTGTTTTTGGATGGCGCTAATGTATCTCTGCAATCTGACGGGGATAGGTTTCTCTTCCCGGAACTGCTGCTTACGCTTGAAGGCTTCCGGGAGGGCATGCCGGCCGTATTTGATGAGTGCTCGGCGAACTGTCCTCTGGCTCAATCTCAGGGAAATCTGGAGCTGCTTCTCCGTCATGTCCTCGTAGTGGGCAAGCACCTGGGCTTCGTGGAGTTCTATCGACGTCAGCGGAGTGATGCCGATCTTCCGGGCGTAGAGTCTGACGTTCTCTTCTGGTAAATTCAGTTGTACAGCCATCATGGAGATTGTCTGCATATCCTGGTACTTGGTGATGTGTTCGATAATGTGGTTCATGAGTTTATGGGTTTGTGTGTCCCGTGGAACGTGTGAAACGAGAGTTACCTCTGTTTGAATTTTTCGTACTCTTCCTTCGTTGCCGGGCGGGAAAAGATAGATGGCGAGTAAAATGCCTTCGGTTCCCCGTCCGTAGCAATGAGGTTTACGAATCCGTTTTCGTCCACTTCAGTGAGCAGTATCTTTTCTACCGAATCTGGTTTGAAGCTGGATTTGAAGTAGACATACTCAGGGAACTCTTCACTGGTTCGGTTTTCTGACCAGTGGGCCAGATTGAACAGATGAGGGTAGTCAAGAAAAGCGCTTTCAGGAAAATAATGTTCAGCGCCCCTTTCTTCGAATCGGACGAAATCAACCACTCTTGCAATCTTGAAGTGGCCGTCTTTGGGTGTAATGATATCCCCGATCTTATACGGGCTGAAAGGGTACGCGGCTATTACCCTGTACCTGGGCTGAATGAGCTGTTCTACTGTAAGTCGCATATTCTGAGATTGATTTCTGTTACTGTAATAAGATTGTCATCAATGATCTCGATCAACAACGCGCAGAGCGCTTCTGCAGCAGTATCCTCTTGAACTTCGTACCTGTCTCGGACTGATCCGTCATAGCTGGCGTACCGGGCAAAATACCCTACCCCTTTCCACATACTGAACCGCAGTGTACCTATACCCGTGGGGAGAATAGATGTGAGCTCCCCGGATGTAAAGGCCGATGCGATCGGCTGGGAAAAAGTGAACTCCGCCTGTCCCTCATCATTCAGTTTCACTGATGGCCTCAACAACTGCTTTTGCCCTATCTGGAACCAGGAGATATACGATTGCTGGCAGATGCCCAGTTCTTTGAGCTTCCGTGCCTGGTCAAGAGTAATACACTGGTTCTGCAGGTTCATGACTGCTGTTTGAATGAGGTTGCGAACTGAATTCCACCGAGCACACCAAAGAAGTAGTTCATCACTAGTGCCCTGGTTCCCGAAGTATTTATGCCACATCTTCCATACTCCATGGCAAAGTTTAATACCTGATATTCGGTTCCTGAGGTGTGGATATACAAAGTATAAACAGTCCGTTCATTCCGCTTACCGAACCATCCGCGATCCTGGTAGACTGTTTCGGATAGAAGGTATCTATTATTAGTAGCTTGCCTTACCTCTTGGAAGAGCTCGTTTAAGGCTTCATCTTTGACAGAGCTTAGACCTTTAATCTCATGCTCTTGGATCCATGTTGTTATTGGCATAAATTCTATTGTTGTTTGGGTGATTTAATCAACTCTGGGTTGTCGTGGATGTTGCCGATCACTTTAAGATCATCGAAATAGTCTCCCTTTTCCCGGCCTACATCAGAACCATGGATATTCCAAAACTTTCCCGATTGCCATGCGGGCATGAGATAAAACCCCGGGGCTGATTGGCGCCGATACGTGATAACGAACGTCCCTTTCGCTCCTTCGCTCATTGCCTCTACGATATCACCGGAAAACAACTTTACCTCATTTTGCTTTCGCTGATCATACTCGCCTTTGTAGCCCTTTATCCCAATGTGCATACCGACTGTTCCAGGAACTATCTCCCAGGCACGGCAGGTTACTTTATGATCACTGGTTCCCGGCGTCCAGCTTTCTGCCAGGTCGATGTATTGTAAGATGTAATCTTTGTCGATGAGTGAGCCTTCCACCCACTCTCCGTTGTCTCTCCGCTTCCCGCGGAATAAGTCTTGAGGGTTCATGTTTGCTGTTTATGAATGATGAATACGTATGTCTGATCGGGAGGAAAGGTGCGGGCCTCGCCAAGCGAAAACTGCGATTCCTCGTAGGCGAAACATCCACCACCGGGAAGGGATCGAACACACTCTTCGTATGATCCTGCGGGATTATCGGTGTAATACCCCTCTGCCTGCATCTTGCTCAGGAAGGATTGACGGGCGCTGAATTGCCCTAAGTCAGGATCTTCAGTTCGATAGTCACGGTAGAAAAAACTCTCTGTGTCGTCTTCATTGAGTATCGTATCCATAATTTCCACGATCCCGGCGAACTGCTCTTCGGTTAATTCAGAGAGCTTGCCCAGTAGATGCAGTCTTTTGCCGCTACCTATTCCGAAAGGGTAAAACGCCGCACTATCACCTTTTTCTCGTGTATATTCCTTGTTCCAATAAAGTACTGCTCCGCAGCCGCTGTCTTGAACAGTTGCCCCTTCCGGCAGTTCCACCAGCAGTACCTTACACTTACTGAAGGAGAGAATGGCTTGCTTCAAACCTGTTTCGTTACTCATGTCTTTACCTGTGGTTTTAGTTTGAAGGGCCAAGAAGGTTTTGCCCACGGTTTTCAATGTAGTTGAACATAGTATCTCCGTCTTTGGTAACGGCATATGGAAGAAATACTTCTGGTAACTGACATAACTCCGCCTCTACGATTGCCAGTTGTGCCGCAATCCATTCCTTCAGGATGCGCCAGCTTACACGTAATGCCTGCTCTTGACTGCGCAAATTCTTCGGCACCCTTGAATTGTTTTTCATCGCACGGAGAACACCTTCCGAGTTACAGGGAAGCGCGAAGGCAGTCATATTGGTTCGCCAGATGATGCAGAAAGTAAGACCAGATGGTAGACCATCTTTGTTATCGATAATAATCTTTGTAGCACCTGCCTTGGAAAGCATTTGCTGGATTTCAGTGATAGTTTTATAGCTATCAATTTTGGTGGTGTAGTTGAGTATCGGCATATTAAACAAATGAAACCGTTGATTTTAATTGAGCCTCTATCTTCTCTCTCCCGCAGTGGTGAATAAGTTTTTTCAACAAATCCGCTTTTGAGGTAGGAAAAAGGAAGTCGGCCTCAGTTAATGAACCATCTAAAAAGAAGTTTGAAATAGTTATAGTCCTTTTACGAACCCGAACATTTACGCAATCAATTGCAAATCCATTAAGCAACAAATCGCAATCTTTGAAACAATCCTTAGCTATTCGCTTTATTTGTTTCAGGTTCAATACCGCTTCCGTATAATTCATATTGCTCATTTCAGATAGCTTTTATAGTCGAAATTGATTTGATACTGGGTACACGATACCACGCTGAACTTTTCTTTTCGCTTGTCCAGTATTCGCCAGCTTCGACCTTGAGATAACAAGAAGGATGTATCGACTTTTGCAGGCATCTGACAGTTCCATTCGTTGTCTATCCGGGGTAACCACATTGTATCTTTCTTTCCATTCGATTCATCAATTACTCTTATGGTGTTTAGCTTCCAGAATACTGTGACTGAAATAGAATAATTCTCTGAAGTAACCCGTACATCATTGAAACGTACAGTGGTGTCCTGCTGTGCGAACGTGCAGGCTGACAAGAATATGAATAGAATTGTTGAACTTAATTTCATCTATTATTCGTTTATTGTTTAAAAAAGTGTTGTCTGATTCTCTGCTCCGGTAGCCTTGCTCTTGCCCATTTTCCCTATTTTGAAGTGCCCCGGTTTCTCCCGGATCAATAACCCGGCGTTCACCATTCTGCTGAGCACTTCGCCCACATACTTTTCTCCATTCCGGTAACTGGTGTCGATGATGGACATGGCCTGCTGCTTGGTGATCTTGCCGCCGTTAGCCTGGCAGAAGGCGAGTACCTTTTTTTGTTTGTCGGAAAGGGCCATGACGTAGTGTTTTACTTTTAAAGGAATCCGAATGCTCGTGCAGCCACTTCTCCAATATCATTTAGATCACCTTCTTTAACGGGCTCAATTTCATTATCATCTTCATCGAAATCTGGGTAATACTTCCCAATTTCTGTTTCTAAGGCATCCCATTTTTCTGCCTTAGCTTTCCATTCTTCAATTTGTTCTTGTGTATACATTTTACTTTGTGTTTAAGGATTGTATTTTTTTGCGATCTCTGTCCTATACAGATCACTTTCTCTTTTTGCATCATAACACGCTTGAATGATCGACTCAATTTCACTACCATTATGACACATTACAAGAATCTCTTCAAATACCAATTCACATCCAATCAATATATTTTCTTGAATTGAATCCAGTATTAATTGAGCGTCTTCCGGCTTACAGTCACCGACTTGTTTTGCTGCGAGTCTTCTGCTTTCCTCTTCTAATGTGTTGAACATATTTTGCTTTGTGTTTAAGTTAGTGAGGGAGGTTACGGAAGCGGCTGAATGTCACTTGGGTGGTATGGTCCTATTTCTCTTTTGGCTCCTTCCTTCTTTACCCAGAAATAGTAAACCATTCCAAGAGCTTCGTTTTCCTGAATTTTAGTAACGACCGCCCTTTCTCCATTAGCGAGAACAAAGGCTCCTTTAAACATCCATTCTTCTTTCTTGCGCATAGTAGTGTTGTTTGTTATTGTTGTTTACTTGGTTTGTGATTGGAGAAAGAGGGGTACGAGATCAGCTATTTCGCACATGTCTGATTGTTTTGGTGGCCATTGTTTCCCTCGATAGTAATACTCACGAGAGCTATGAAGCGTCCACCCTTCATCTATCATCCAGCTGTGAAACAATAATGGGTCAATTGCTGTTTCCTGTTCCTTCCTGATCATAAATTCAACTCCTGCCATGAATGCGTTTAATGTCTGTGTACACATTACGAGGTTATCATCATTACAGCTACCTACGTATTTTTCTACGTAATCAAGTGCTTCAGTTAAACCAATGTCATTAGTATTTTTTGGGCTTAAACTTGCTTGTTCCTTTGCTGCTGTAGAGAGGGAAGAGGATTCGTCTAAATATTCAATGATTAATGAATCCGAAATTGCCATATCACATTCTTCTGCAATGCCGTTCCAAATGCCCGGCCGTGGAAGCGGTTTTATTATCCCTTGGTAAACTATACCAAGGGGATTTTGCTTGAATTTTGCATAGTGTAATTTCCTTTCCCTCGGCGCTCCCTTCACCCACTGCACTCCTGCTATCTGTCGGGCACCCTGAGAAGACAGAGCAGCGTTATATCCCGCAACATATCCATCAGCAAACACAAAAGAGGCAGATGAATAAACACCCAGAATAAGGTTGTGAGTTTTTGTATACTCAATAGCAGCATCCGTTGCTTTATCTACTAAATTTTCAGGTACAGATGGAGCAGATACAGGCTCTTGCAGCAAAGCATTAATTTGAGCTATTACAGTCTCTCCGGTGCCCGTTTTCTGGAATTTGTTATGCAAGTATTCAATCTGTAGTCGGGCCTCGTCCAGCATATCACGGAGTCTTTCTATGTATTGTTCCATTGTTACGCCTTTTCTATTTCAGGTTCCAAATAATATTCACCGCTTTCAAAAGCCCACTTCATATGGGTTAGGTTCCAGTTTTCTGCCCATCCATAAGACTGATCTGGATTACTACTGATCCATACTCTTGCCTCGTTATTCGCGCCATCTACTTCCAGCACTTTGAAATAATGCTTAGGCATGAGTTTGTTTCTAAATTGAAGCCCGACTGTTATTTCTGTTTTTGGTTTTGTCTGTACCATACTTGGTTATTGTTTTTGCTCTCCAGGTTGATCGATTTCGTGTCCCGGACAGCCATGTTCAAAATGATCGAAGCCTTCGCAGTCACCGGTGGGGATGTACTTCCAACCTTTCTTTTGGCACTCCTTCAGGTATGCTCTTGCCTCTTTAGCAGATAGATTCCTGCCGTTATGCTCCATAGGACTATCACGTTTCCCCTTGAGATGGTTCAATAAGCCCTGAATGTTTACACTCATGTGGCGTGTCATCCTTCCCCTCCTTTTGTTTGATCGGGTGCCCCCATTTCCCAGAATCTGGTGAATGTCCCGGAAGGCCGTTTTGATAAAATTTTTACTCCTTTCACTCTTGATAATTCAGATCGATTTCCATCCGCTGTTAAATAGTAGTGGTTCATTGAAGGCCAGTTCACTAAACCGAGAATTCTGATACCCTTACGTTGCACGCATTCACGCGATCTATGAGAATTTATTTTGATCCACATCCTTCGCCTCCTTTTGTTTGATCGGTGGATGGTTTCCATATTGCAATCATTGAACTGAACGGAGCAGTGAACGGAGCGCCGACAAATCGGATGCGCCTACGGATGAAACGGATCTCTGCCTTCTTCCATACATAATCATGAAACCATGCGGCAGACGTGGAAACCGGTAGTAAGGCAACAACCGTAGTATGCTGGCCTTCTTCGTAACACTTCTTTACCCATTTATCGATATTGCCCCGGCTATAGGGAGGATTGACGTAAACGTTGTGACCTGACCAATCCTGCTCCAATCCGTCCTCAATAGGTGTGAAATACGTTTCCGCTTTGGCGGTATCTTCTTCACAACACGGGTCGAGGGTGAAAAAGAACTCCCGGTCAAGCATAGCGAATACATGCTGCGGTGTCTCCCACTTGTCCTTTTCGATATGGCCTGTACTTTCTGCCAGTTGTTTGTTTACTATCATCCTTCAGATTTTAGTGGTTGCTCTCCTGTCAATGCTTGTGCTGCGATTTCTGCAATTTGATTGTAGATTTCATACAGCGCCCGGTAATCATGCCTCCTAAATTCTTCGACGGCTCCACCTCGTAATTGAAGAATAGACATAAGAGCCTCCTTTTTTTTGTCTGCTGGCTGCTGTGCTGGTTGCTCTCCCGTTTGCTTTTCATCGTATTTTAGAGCGCGTTCTACAACGAATGCAACCATTGACACGCCCAGTCTTGCTTCAGGATGATTTTGAGCATATTCATGAATAGGGGCATACACTTCAATAGCTTCCCGTTTCCATTGGCGCAATTGTTCAAGTTCAGATTTTTCCGAAGATTCGGGTTGCTCTCCTGTATAGGAGGATAGGGGCACAATTACTTCAGTTCTCCATTTTTCTGCCCATATTTTAGCATCCTTTTCGCCTTCTTTCGGCGAACCTGTACCTGTCCAATCTACGGGCAGATCATCCGTTAACTCGACTGCTCTTTTTAGCGCTTCCACCAGAGGTATAGCCCTTACTGCTTCAGCAGTGGCACCGGCAATATATCCATGTCGCTTTTGAAAGGGAGATTGGCCTATTGGATAGGTCTTGATCGAATCAGCTTTAATTCTTTCCTGTTCTTTTGTAGGTAGTTGATCCATTGTTAGAGAGATTTACCGGCAGCAGCCAGTTGTTTTTTCAATTTGGTAATCCGCCCTTTCAAGGAACGATTACTTTTTAGCAGCTTCTGTTCCTTCCACTCTATTTCCTGAAGAAGGCTATTGTAGTTCTTTGCCATGGCCTCAGTAGCATCTGCAATTCGCATAAGGCAGCCGAGCTGAACACGCTCGTGACCAGGGTAGCCGTTTTCGTTTGCATCAACTGCTTGCCAGTTTATTTTTGAAGCTTCTTTGAAGGAAATTTTTGCCATTATATATCGTTTTACTGTTTGATTGCTTCCATTTCGATAACAACTGTCTTCCTGATCTGCCCTTTCCGATCCCGGTACTCCCAGACAGTTCCTTCTTCTGTTTCCGCCATATGACCCGATACCTGGGTGAGGTCACTCGATCCGCATGCACATACCTGCTTCTTATACTTCCGGCTGTAGGGCCAGCGTACAAACTCTTGGCAGGTATTGCAGAGGGCGGTGGGCATGGTTAAAACAAATCTTTAATCATATTGAAGAACACCACACCTGCTGCAGATAACGCTGCCAGAATTACCAGGTTAAAGGTTGCCTTCATCTGTTTGGTTGACATTTCAGTACTCTATGTTTTCGTTCCAGCTAATTATTGTTTTTCGAATCTCTCCATCACTGGCAGTACAATGAATGTCTTCTTAGGTGCCTGGTACCTCTTGTTTATTCTTTTAATCCCGTAGATTCTTTTGTACGAATAAAGTGATCTGGAATGAACCCCCAGCTCTGCTGCCGCCTCTTCCATGGTTTTGCATCGATTAAGGGCCTTCACGATCAGCCGGATGGTGTGGTACTCGATGTTGAGGATTTCTGTCATATCATAATTTTTAGATAATCCTGCAAAGCCATTTTTTTCGCGAGCGACTTGAGCGCTTCTGCTTCCTTACCGATAAACACACCCTCCTGCTTCATTCCCAAAAATTCATTCAAAGCTTTTCGGTTCGATATAGTCATAGCCTCAGCGTATGCCTGATTCAGTTTCGAGTGCCGGTAACCGGTTGCCTTTTGGACGTATAGATATTTTTGATCTACAGTAAGCTGAAGCATCTCCTTTTTTACCAACCAATCGTATAGCATCTCAGGAAGCAATAGGAGGTCTAAATTTTGGCTCTTCAGTTCATTCAGCCACTTATTCATCGCCTCGTCCGATGTGTCTTCCTTGGGCTTTATTTTAAGCCTGGCGACCTTATGCTGCTCTTCGATCATACTCAACTGTGAGCGACGGCTCAGGTAAACCGCCAAAACCGAGTCAATCAGTGAAAGATTCATTTGCTTCCCCCAATCTTTGACTGACGTTCCGTATTTGCGAAATGCGAATTCGATTTCATCAACATTCAGAGTGCCGTAAGACTCTTTCAAATGCTTCTCGAATTGATCCACCAGCACAGTTAGCAGATCCTTTGCTGGCACTTCCCACCCGGTGATCACGTATACCTTTAGCAGAAGAGCCATTGACCAGGATTGAATCTCGATAGGTCCCATGGTGCAGATTCTGGGTGCAGAATATTTCCACTGCAGCTCTTCATTTTCCTGCTGTGTTAAGCTGGGTACGTAGCCTTTGGGCGAGTTCTGCAGCTCCATCTGACTTGCTATTTTTCCGATCGCCTGAGGTAGATTTTCCATTGCTCATACTTTGCGTGACGCTTTGAAAATGTTTGTTCAGTTGCGTGATTGAGTAGGTTGAGAAGTGCGAGTGGGCCTTCACAAAATCCAGTATCTCTCCCCATCGTCGCAGAATCTGATGATAAATTGCTGGTTCAGTAAGGTTGGGCGGAATCTTCTCCCACTTTGCGATATTTTGCGCCAGTCCCAAAGCCGCAGGCAAATCTTTTTCCAGGTCAGTAGCGTACTCCGGATTTCGTTTGGTGAATTCAGAAATTATCGCATGACCGATCGGAATACTTGTTTCCCCCACACCCCCTTCTGGAATACAATGAATATTTGTATTTCCATTTCCATTTATATATAGTTCACTTTTTTGTTTAAGCACTTGTTCATACACTTGTTTGAACAAGTGTTCAACTTGTGTTTTGTCCTTAACATCTATATCTGTAAGATCCACAAGCTTTTTCATGGCCTGAATGATGTTTTCATCCGTGCATAAATGTTGCCTTACATACTTCAAGAAATAGCTCAGTTTACCCGCGTCTGCACGCTTAGTTTTGAACTGTTCCCGAGCCTTCAAAATCTTCTTAGCTGTCTGATTCTCCAAAAGACCAACCTCGTTTTGTTCAAACTTTTGTTTGAGCACTTGCTCCCACACTTGTTTGAATTTCTTGAACTCATCAACTCTCACATCGGCATAATTCGCCAACTCGACAATATCATTCGGAAGGCCACCTTTATCTGCCTGATGAAGGATTAGGTTCAGATACCATCCACGACAATCCGGTTTCATGCCTTTGGTCGCAACTAACCAGGTATCGATATAAAACAGCATTGCAGGGTCTTTTTCTTCGGCCATTGGATTAGTGGTTAGGATTATTTTTTCATTTCTATTTTCTCATTTATCGCTAAAATAGCATCGCATATAACTTCATCACGACCGGATATAAACCGATGCACTTTTTTTACAGCCACCATAGCGGACGTATGGTTTTGTAGGCGTAATTTGTCCGCGATGGCTTGGTAACACAGATTATGTTCCTCACGGAGGTAGTAAGCAATCAATTGGCGCGTTAGCACATATCGTGACAATCTGCAGCGCTTTAATACTTCGATGTAGGTTATACCTGTGTATTCACAAACCGCCTCAATAATTACTTCAACTGGAGTTCGCTGGGGTGGAATTTGTGCAAAAACTCGCAAATCACTTATCCCAGTTTCATCCCGAAGTTGCTTTTGCAGGATAGCAACTCGTTCATTCACTATTGCATTAAACTGCCTCATTACTTGATAATTAAGTAAAAATCAATTGCCTGTTTTCACCTTTAACGATGGTTGTCTCGAATGGAAAATTCTCCTTCTTAACTTGCTGGATCATATGCTGTAGGGATTTTGATCCGGGGAATGTTACATACTTCTGCCCTTCATATTCAATCTGCATCTGCACGTAGGTGGTTCCTGGCTTTTTGGTTGAATTCTCAATCTTGAAGTCATGCACTATTATCTTTCGATTCAACAACCAGTCTACGCTTCTTTTGTCGCCGATGAATCCTTTTTGCTCCGGGACTATGCCCATTTCCTTGAATGTTTTCATACAGTAATTTTTTCAGTAAATGCTTTCCGTTACAGTGTTTCACCCACCCTTGGTAAGAGGCAACAGATTGCTTGTTCGGGTTCTTTCGGAACTTCCGAGCCATGTTCTGTTTGATACTTTTCCGCAGGCGAATGTGAGTGTGATAAAATACGTAGCCGAGAAAATCAATCCCTCTGGAGGCCACAGGGAAAACCTGATGATTCTCTTTTACGTGCAGTTTTAATTCATTGCTCAGGTAACGTTTAATGTCGGTCAGCAACTGATGTAAATACTGTTTGTCGCTATTCAGTATTACAATGTCGTCAGCATATCGGAAGTAGTATTTTACTTTCTTCACTTCCTTTAACCAGTGATCGAAATAGGTCAAATAAAAGTTCGCGAAATACTGACTGAGATAGTTTCCAATGGGCAGGCCTGGTGCACTGTCAATGATCTCTTCAAATAACCACAAGAGATCCTGATCTTTGAATTTTCTGTGCAGCAAGGTTTTCAATATGTCGTGATCTACACTTGGATAGAACTTCTTAATGTCGAGCTTGAGACAGTACACGGTCTCTTCCTTGTCCCGCAGAGCTCCTTTCAGATTAATTAACGCCTTGTGAATTCCGCGTCCCTTGATGCAGCTGTAAGTGTCTGCCGTAAAGCTCGCAACAAAGTGCCGCTCGACTACATTCATCACGGCGTGGTGAACGATCCTGTCAGGGTAATAAGGCAAACGAAACACTTCCCGCTCTTTAGGCTCAAACACTTTGAAAGTTGAATAGGCTGAGGTCCGGAAAGTCTTATTGAGAAGTGATTGCTGAAGCACGAGAAGATTCGCATCCTTGTTTTGATCGTGAACCAGAATTCCGTACTGACCTTTCTTTCCCTTGCGAGCAATTGCATCAGCGGCCTGCAGGTTTTCCAGGTCAACAATTTTTCCGAATAAGTCTCCTACTCTTTTCATAGCCTTTGCTGTTACGGGGAATCTTCGTTTTACCTACCAATACCCCAAACGTGAGGAAGTAATTTTTTGCCAAGAGGCAAGGCCTGTACCACTAAAATCTTCAGCATAGGTGGGCACTGACATTCGAATTCGTGTTATCGTAGTTCGCATCGTTCAGCCGGAAGCTGGAACCCTGTCAGCCCTTGCGGTACACAACCCTTACTTTTATTGTTTCATTACATTGCGATAGTCATCGATATACTCCTCAGCCACCTCTCTAACTTCTTTTTCATCGCGGAGGGAAAGGCGGGCACCGACAAGCGAATCCGTGTCATCGCAGAGCGCATCGTCCAGCCGGAAGCCGGAGGGGTTATTTTCGTCCTTCTCCATATCCCACCATGGGTACCACTTTTCTTCATCCCTATTCTGATAGTCGAATTTGTGGTTACCTCTTTTCGCTGCTGTTCCTACCAGTAACCTGATGAATGAACGGACAGGCTTCTGAAGATCAGAGGGCATGCGTGACAAATCAGGAATGATTGTAAGAGGATCATAACCCAGAATTTTGCAATCGCGTGTGAAAGGATCATTTTCCACATTGGCTGAAGTTTCTCCTGTTGTTTCCACTGCAGTATTGAGGGTAAAATAAGCCTCATAGATGGACTTGAACTTGTTGGCAGCATCCAGCGCATGCTCCTTCGATTTGAAAACAAGGCGGGCACCGACAGCCGAAGCCGAGTAATCGTAGTACGCATCGTACAGCCGGAAGCCGGGTTCATTCAGGTAGAACCACACATACCACTTCGCTTCGCTGTTATTGAAGTCAGGAACCCATCCCTGGTTATACGCCTTACAGATCAACTTCATCTGACGGTAAGCGATTTCATCCGGTTCTAGTCCTGCATCCTCGCAAGCTTCTAAGAAGTCTCCTTTTGTTGTTTCATTGAGTTCACAGACATCTGCGAACGTCTCAATGCGATCCATGATATTTTCCGGCAGAAAGCTCTTTTTGCCGAGCAAATTCTCCAGTACTGCCTTTACATCAGAGCAGCCGGCATTATATGCCTTCAGTGCATTTTCTTTGGTGATGTTGATTGTACTCATTTATGAAGTTTTAATACTTGACACGTTTGTAATTCGGCTCATGCTTCGACAACTTGAGCCCTTTCTGCCTGGCTTCTGCATCCTTGTTCTCGATCTGTGTATTGCAGTGAGGGCAGCTGGGTAACCAGAAGTGCTGATCTGTGAGATTCTTCCCGGTTCTTCCTTTGAGATGGTGAACGACCGTTGCTTGTTTTGTACAGCCGTTATCGATCTGAAGTTTGCACCGCTGGTTTTCAGGCTTAGCCAGAAATTCCGTGTAATCCTTCTTCAGCGGCTTCATCGTTTCCTTCATCTTCTCGGACCGCTTTGCGATCGGCTTCGCCTTCTCCTTGGCCTCCATTTCCTTTACACTCACCTTAGCGTATATCCGGTGGCCGATGCAGTAACCGTTCTTCTGGGGGTGGCTTTTGCAGCCAGGGAATTCGCAGGTCATAACATGTATTTAATCTTTATAATAAGCCTGAAATCTTACGACATCGGCATATTCTGGTGACTTGATCAGGCCATCCCCCGCTCCTCCCAGTCCTTCGGCGCCGACCTCATCCAGAACAACCTGAGAATCGGTTGCCTTGGGCACACGAAAGCATATTTGCACGGGGAAGTTGACCTTGGCGTCACCTGTAATTACCTTAGTTGAGGCCCGTTGCGTTGCGGCTACAATTCGAAACCCGCATGCCCTTCCCTTTTGCGCTAGTACGCGGAGATTCTCTTCAAGCGTTTTGAGCGTATCAACGTGTTCCTTTTTGAGCTTAGGCATACCATTGGCAAAAGCTCCGACTACCACATTCTCATAAACTTTCAGTTCTTTGGCCGATTTCGAGTTAGCAACCGCGTCAGCGAACTCGTCGAATACAATTAGTGTTTTCCTTATTTTGCCTTCTTTTACAAGAATCTCCATGTACTCTACCATCTCCCTCATTTTATCCTCGATAGCAGAAATCTCATTGACCACCTGAACTGCAGAGTTTGAATACCGCAAGAACTCATACTTCGGATCCAGGATAACGATATCCTGAATTCCACCCTGTAATGCGTACTCTATAATCGAACGAACACAAACGGACTTACCGCTTCCTGTGGCGCCGCAAATAATTGCATGAGGCGTGGAATGATTATCTAAGTCCCAAACAATCACATTTCCGAAATTGTCTCTTCCGATAGGTATCTTATGGCCCTGCAGGTCAGCTGGATTGAAAAGAAGATTCTTATCTCTTTTTTTGGCGCATTCGATTGCGAGGTATGACTTACCCTGGTGCACAACCATCGACTGGGAAAAGCGGACATTCGCAACGTCAAGGCCATTAGCTATATCAAGCCCAAACTTTTGTATGGATGCTACTTTGACTCCCGCCGACACCTCCAACAGGTAACTGTTGCTCGAATAACCTTCAAATGTGTGAGCACACTTCACAGGTACATTGAAACTGCGAAGCACATGCTCAATCTTTTCTTCTGCCGTCATATTCTTTGTGCTTAAATCGTACTGAATGAACTTGTCTGCGTTTTCTCGGAAACGCTTAATAACAGTTGGTGAAACCACTTCCATTGAAGAGTCGCGGACCTTTTTAAGACGCTTTGCTACCATCTCTTTTTTGGCTTGATCTACATTGAAGTCTTCTACCTCGCAGATCATGGTTCGTACCCAAAAATCATAGAGCTCGGCCTTGTCAACATAATTATCAGCGTCATTGATCATGTATACATAATCAGGATTACTGGTCGCTTCGATCAACCTTTTGAGTGGTTCATATAGCAGGGCCTCGTAAAGCTTTCGGGTGTTGGGGGTAATCTCGACCGGGAATTTGACCAGTTGTGCAGATTTATCTCTGTTTTGACTGTATTTATTTTCAATGAACCATACCTCATCAGGCTGAATACCTGTGGCTGCTTCGTATCCTAATACATAAGTGATTGCCTGCACACCGATTGAATAGGCCACTTCGTCTTCTCCGGTGAACGATTTCTTTAGTTTATGATCCACAATAGCAATTCGCTGCCTTTTAGTTCGAACCACCATATCAATCTGGATGTTGCACGGAAGCGGAATATCAACACCGTTCACTGTGAGAAATTCGTGAAGGCGTAGTTCAACAGCTAATATTTCATCGATCTCATCTTCATAAATTGATCGCTCTGAATAAAAATTACGAAGGGCGGCCGTTGTGATTTTGGTGGCTTCTAATTGACATGCTTCAATTGTTGGAGTAGTTTTCTGCAACTTCCATCGATTGGCTGGCACATCTTCAATATGAGCAAACGCGGATTTTTCCAATTCCACCAAATCCAGGGTTACCCCCTCTTTCTTTTGAGCGAAATAATATTCAAGTGCCTTATGGTACGCCTGCCCCGCTACGGTAGTCGCCCCATTCCGGGAATACAAGCCATACACGTATTGCATTTCAAACGCTTTCTCATTTCGCGCGAAAGTTGTCACTTTGGAATAGCTCCAACTATTGATAAGGAAATTGCTGAAGAGTTCCTCCTGTTGTTCGGGGGACAAGCTCGCATAGAATTGCATACTCATGGCAGATTAAGTGTTAGTCCGCTACCATTGTTTCGTATGCCGTCTTGTGGAGATTCTTCAGCCTGCTTCTTCTGTAGCTCGTATTCTTCAGCCGCTTCTTTGCAAATGTTCTTGTGGGCTTCCAACTTCTTCTTCAATGCCGGCGTCAACTTGTTCCAGATGGCAATCACACCAGCAAGTCCGAATTCGGTAGCCATCAGCATTTCTGATTTGATCGCAGTAATCGCAGGATCCTCGCCATCCCCTTCATTGAACCATTGCATGATCATTCGGCCAGTTTCCTCATTCAGGTAATTGTTGCCTGTGCCAAAGAAGGGCTTCAAAAATGCCGGCATTTTCAGCCACTGCTGTTTTTTGCCTTCATCCAACATTAACATGGAAGCCGTCATTTCGAACATGAAGTTCTTTTCGCAGATCGGCTGAATACCCAGCGATACTGGTTTGTCCGGGTTTTTAAAATCAGTCTTCTCCCTGGCACGCAGACACACAATAACAGGTATTGGGCAATACAGAAGTGTATTCATGAATTGCTTATGCTCCCTCTTGGCCCCCACCCAGTTCGCCATCTTTTTACCGGCCAGCAAAGCAGCCTGAGCAATATCATCACAACCACCTTCACCTTCCCATTCATGTGAACCACTATCAATCACAAGCGCCTGCACACCAGCCGCAATAAATTCCTTGATCGCTTCACTGTAGCGTTTCGGGCTGAAGGGCGCGTACAGGTCGCCGATTTGAAATTGATCATCAAGAATATCATGGTAAAGAGATCCGCGCTTGTTTTCAGTGTCAAGTAGGCCGACTTGAGAGGCTTTCTTTACCATTCCCCTCGCCATTTTCAAGGCTGTATACGTCTTGCCTGATCCAGACGTTCCCGCCAGTGCGATGATCGGTTTGCCGCCACCTCTTGAAACAGGTCTTATGTTGAGTATGCTCATATTAATTTATTCTTCGATTAGCGATGCTTCAAGCTGTTCACGATATACTTCCGACCAGTTGGTATCATTGATCATTCTTTCGATCTCTACTGAGAAGTACTTCACTATCACGTCAGTGATATCTACCATTGATCCGGAACCGATTGCATATACTGCATACATCTCGCCCACAGAATTATTTTTTATATCGTAGTTCATTTGAACTTCGATTTCACTCTGGGCCGCATGGAATGTTTTACTGAGTATCATACTATCGGGTTAAGAATGAATTTTGTTTAGCTCTGGTCTGATCATATTGAAATAAGAATTCAGCCTCAGTGATCCTGTTGTAGTCATTCAGTCTGACCAGTTGCCTATCTCTGTAGTCGTCATCTGCGGCATACCCTGTGATAGCCCTATCGCTCACCACCATCAGCTCTCCGAAATGATTGAGGTAATAGAAGTAATCGCAGTGTGCATAATATCCTGGTTCAACTGACACCTGCACTTCTTCTTCCCTCCTTACGGTAACTGTAATCATAACTTTGCTTTTTTGAAAAGAAGCCCCGGCCTCACACTCTCCACTGCCGGGGCGAAATTGTTTAGTCTACCAGAGCTCCTGCACCTTCACTGGTTTCTTCCTGCACCAGTTCTGTTGCACCGGTTTCCTCTGTTACTGTTTCGTTTGTCTGGTCTTGCGCCGCTTGTGCGCCTGGATCGATTGCTCGCATGATCGTTGTGTTTATAGTGATAAATGAATGAGCAGAAAAATGCTCGTCTTTCCGAGCCGTCAGGCTGAACTTCCGCATCAGACCCTCACTGGATTTACAGTCCGGCGTTGGGGTTTCGACCGCTTTGCTATCCGAGCTCCCTTGCTCGGTTCCCGAATGGCGTCCCGTCCTGTCGGTATCGCTATTTATCTTTCCAGGATGTCAAGCGTCTGTCCTTGTGCAATCCAGATTTTGAGTCTGGGCTACTCCTTCAGCCGTTTCCGTATTTGGGTGCCTTGTAGCGATGGCGGGATTCGAACCCGCGACTTCTTGATCATGAGTCAAGCGAGCTAGCCTCTGCTCTACATCGCAGTGTGCGTGTATTTCCACGCTGTCACCGCAGCCTTGTTTTTCCTCCCACCATCCGTCAGGTCGCAACCCGCTTATAGGCCGTGTGGAGTACATCGGTGAGCTTTCGGGCAACACCACGATTTTTATTCTATTGCCAGAGGATGGCAGGCTCCGAAGCCTGCATACGTTTTATTTCACACGTCTTATATCGCTCCGACTTACCGGTTGCTAGCGTCTCCTTCCGCCACATCCTCAGCAATAGAAATACATTTATGTGCTGCCAATGCTGCTACCCTGCGGAAACCGGTAAGTCTGTTGGCACCGCTTTCGCTTCCTTTCGGAAAAGCCGGACAGTCCAGCACATAAATATTCTTATGATCAATCAAAGAACTTTCAAAGAACCGGAGCGGAGGCACCGCCCCGGGCTACCAAGCAATAACCATCAACCATTTCCTATAATGAAAAACCAACTTTACCAGCCTGCGACTCCAATCACCAGGCAGAAATATGTTGCAAAAAGAACTGTCTTTAAAAACCGGGGGCAAAATCTCCCCCGGTAACCCTTATCCTATTTCAACCCCGACCCAAGTCGGTTCCCCGCACAATGCCCAGGGAAAAGCAGCTACGACACAGAGCCTATTTTCCAATAATCATTAAAATATGCAGCCTCGCATGTGATCATGCCTCACTGCTTGCCAGTAAAATCTTACAGTGATCGCATTCCCCTATCACCTCTCCTATTCACACTCCACAGGATGCCCATCACAATTAATATCGTGAGCCAGAGGATCATTCGCTGATCGCACTTTCGTGTTCATCAAGTTCGATTTCACTATCACTACTTTCCGCAAACCAAACAGCTGCAAGGAATGCGCCTATGGAAATACCGATGATAAGTGTCAATACGATAATCATTTGCTTAAAATTTCGTTGTTATCTTTATGTACTAACCATAATGTATAGCCGATAAAAAACAAACACACGATAGCTGAAATTCCGAAAATGAAATTCAAGTTCATAAGGGGTACGGATTAATTCAATCTTGTTGCGGTAATCAAATACGCCAGTAATGTGCGGTGCCGCTGGCGTAGGGTAAACACTGGTCTTTCAGTCGGCGATACTTTTGCGAAGTCGTTCACCAGCTTATAGAGGCCGTGGTATGGCACATTCGGGAATATCGGCTGTATCAGTGTCATGCGGTTTGTTTTTTAAGAAACTGTTCAGGGATGGACTCAAGAACATACTTGATTCTTCGGCTGGGCTCTTGCCTAAACTCGATTAACTTTCCTTCCCTCGCCTGCCTGAGCTCTTCTTTATTCCACCCGGTCAATCTAATGATCCACTCCGCGTTAACCCAAGTCTTCTTTTTTCTTTCCATTACCAAAGTGCGGACAGTAGAATTCAATCGATCGACCTGGTTAGTCAGTTGTTCCAATTTTCTGCTGATATCCGCCTCCATGATCTTAGGGTTTTTGAGCTACATAATTAATCAGGAATACAATGACCACAAATCCAATCGCTATCGCGTGCACTTGGCCGGTGGTGAGTTCTTTTTTCATGGCTACCTTATATTGAGGTAAACGATCTGATACAGGTCAGGGTACTTGCTCGCAAGCTCCTTACACTTCTCCCTACTTGTCGAAGTAAGGCGGGCACCGACATCCGAAGCCGCGCTATCGTAGTGCGCACCGTCCAGCCGGAAGCCGGAGGGATCACTTTCACCTGGTACGTACCCATGATCAGCCACAAACCAAGGTTCATACTTGAGTACTTCATGGTTCGTGATATCATTTATTACTCCATCGTTTTCAGCCTCAGTGATCACTCCCAGCATGTATACACCGGTATTCCAGAGCGCGAGATCCGGGCGCATGAAAGAGTTGTCGGGAAGTTGATTGGGGAGGCCCAGCTTTTCGCAAGCCTGCTCAAATCCTTTCTTGGTCTGTTCTGAGATTTCGATTAGCATATAAGGTTATTTAGATAATTGGTTGTTATGATTGTTCACAATTTCTTCGGCATTCAGAAGGCAGATATCGGCTGTGCGTCCTTTGACGGTAGCAATCAGCTTCCCACTTTCGGAAATTATCTCCTGTTCGAATCCATCCCTGAAATTGATGGCCGCTCCCCTCATTTCCCACCTTTCAAACACCGGGAAAAACTTGCGATCCTCTTTCTTGATTTTGGACTTGTCCATAATAGTTAGTGCTTTTTAACAGTCTCTTGGTTGCGAGTTTGATAAATGCCTATTAGATTTGCTCCCCGTCCACAACCACTTCTCCCTTTTCCTCAGTAAGAACCTCCAAATCTGATAAGCCGAAGTAACCGCGAATGATCTGCAGGTTTGTGGCCGTGGTTAAAATCACGTTGTTTTCGCGCAACCACCTTTTAATTGTGTCCACTTTTACACCTTCATTCGCTTCTGCCAGGGTAAGTAAAAGCCTGTCGTCTTTGCGAACCTTTTCTTTCATTGCCTGGCTAAGTATTTGAACTGTCATTTTAGTGTGCTATTTTTGATACGCTTACTTTGATATATCAAAAGTATATTGCTTTTCGCAAACATCAAAATAAAACGCAAACTATTTATTGCTTTTTCCAAACTTTTGTAATTGTGCAAAACAAACACGGCAAAAAAGAGAATTTTTCAATGAAGGAGTTAGATCCTTTGATTTTATCTATTAGGCAGCTGAAAAGTTGGACAGAAAATCAATTAGCAGCTGAATTAAAATACGGGCCAGGTTACTTTTCACAACTAAGAAGTAGGGAAAAAAGTGAAAACAAGTCACTAGTCACACAAAAGTTATATGACCGGCTAAAAGACTTGGAAGCCAGTTTGCTAAACGCAAACACTATTAAGCCTGAAAATGTAACCCTGAAAGGTCACAGAGAGTACACCCTTCAGGATTACATAGACAAAGTGGAGGAGCAAAATCAATTTCTTCAAGAAATTGTCCGTGCAGGTCTCATCGATCTGAAAGCTAGTTCAGGAAAGATTCTTCAGATGCTGGATAAGACGCGTCAACAATTACAGGTAAACGATGTACTAATGATGGACTCGCTTGATCGGTTAGAGGAACGACCTGAAGGGACACTCGCAGAAGCCGCCGACAATTCAGAACTCGCTCTTGAACAGATTCGGAAAGGTGTGGGCAAACCAGCTTCGAGCAAGTAAGACACGCCAGTGGTAGAGGGCCATTGACACTCATAGCAAAAAAGGTTTTCGGTTAACAATCGTTGTTAGGTGACAGATAAGGTAGGTAAGCGAGCACGTTAACCGGGGGCTGGGTCTAAGGCTTTCAAAGGGATCGGGTTTTGCTAATAAATTTAGCAGATTCTTTCGGTTTTCCAAATTAGAATTTCAGTTAACCGCTCG